AAAGATGATTAACCTTGACAGATTTGGCGGAATAAACGAGCCAGATGACGGCGGGTACTTTATGACCAACGAGCAGATGGCAGAAGCCAAAGAAGCTGACCGGCTGGCTGAGATCGCGGACTTGCAGTCTGAAATCGAGGACAGGGAAGCGGAGCTGAAAGACCTCCGTGCGCAGTTGGAAGAGCTGATGGCTGGTTGATTTTGTACAGCCAAATTAAGCCGAAGTAAGAACAATGATGCCTAATGAAGCTGAAGAAAAGGGAAGAAAATGAGTAAATACAAGAAAGAAATCAGACATTGCACGAGATGTAACAAGCCATTTTCGGCATACCCGGGAAACGATGAAAAGCTTTGCGCAAATTGCAAAAAATCAGACTACGAGGAAATGCTTAGGCTGAATGGCCATACGCCGAAGCATCGTCTGGTAAGAAGTGTGGGCGACTCCTTTATGGAACTTTCTGCTATTCCTGATGCGTTAAGCGCTGCTCAAAGGGATGATACCGTTTCCATTCAAAAGACGTGCCGCGACTGCGGCAAAGTGTTCGAGATTACTCGTGCAGAACGCATTTTCTTCGAATCGCATAACATGGCATTGCCTAAGCGCTGCCCAGCTTGCCGTAAAGCGAGAAAAGAAGCGAGGAAGGAGAACAACTGATGGACAACAGCAAAATCCATGAAGCTCTGATGGCTGTTCAATCAGAGCTGAAAGCCCCGAAGGGGCAGATGAACACATTTGGCGGGTACAAGTATCGCTCTTGTGAGGACATTTTGGAAGCAGTCAAGCCAATTTTGAAAGAACACGGTTTGCTTCTTACCCTTTCTGATGAGCCTAAAGTGTTAGAAGGGTGGCATTACATCGAAGCGACCGCAAAGGTGGAAGCTCTGGATGGTGGATGCGTAACGGTTACTGCTTACGCAAGAGAACCGGAGCAAAAAACCAAGATGGATGCAGCGCAGGTGACCGGAACGTCTAGTAGCTACGCCAGAAAGTACGCCTTGAACGGTCTGTTCTGCATTGACGATACGAAGGACGCTGACACGGACGAGTATCAAAAACAGACTGCAATCAGGGCAAACAAGCCTGCGCAGAAGCAAACGGAAGCAGAAACCATCCCCCCATGCGCTTGCTGCGGAAAGCAGTTGCAGCCTATTCAGTACAACAACCGCACCGTCACTCCGCTGGAAACTGCAAGAAGCACGAAGAAACGCTTTGGGCGCGTCCTGTGTTGGGACTGTGCTCAGAAACAGCCGAAGGAGGGCTAAATAATGCTCAACTCTATCGCAATTCAGGGTCGTCTAGTTCACACGCCCGAAGCTAAGGTTACGAAGTCCGGCAAGGATGTTTGCACGTTCAGCATTGCTTGCGACCGTCAGAGCGGCGGTCAGAAGGAAACTGACTTCTTCAACTGTACTGCATTTGGTAATACGGCACTGTTCGTTTCCAAGTGGTTCCAGAAGGGTAGCCTGATTCTGGTGACTGGTAGCATCCAGATCCGGAAGTATACTGACAAGCAGGGGAACAACCGCACCGCAACGGAAATCATGGCGAACAAGGTTGACTTCTGTGGTGGCAAGTCTGACAGCAAACCCAACGATCGGGCGCAGGGAGCACCGCAGAACTACTCTCAGGGCAACACGGATGACTTCTCCGTGATTCAGGAAAATGAGGATTTGCCGTTCTGACCTGTAAGGCATTGACCGCCTACCTTATATATAAGAGTTGCGCTATCTGACTGGACGGGCGTTTGGAAAGATGAAAGTTTTAGTTGCCTGTGAGGAATCGCAGGAAGTCTGCAAGGCGTTCCGGGCAAAAGGTCACGAAGCCTACTCATGCGACCTGATTGAGCCGTCCGGCGGGCATCCAGAATGGCATATTCTCGGTGACTGCCTAAAAGCTATTGAGGGGGGGCAGGTCGTGACCATGGACGGAATCGCGCATGATGTGCCCCGCTGGGATATGATTATCGCATTTGTCCCCTGCACAAAGACGAGCAACGCGGGAGCAAGACACCTATACAAGGGAGGAAAGCTCAATCTTTCCCGGTATTATGAGGGATTGTGCGGCAAGGCGCTTTTTCTTGCCGTGTGGGCGGCAGATTGCGAAAAAGTGGTGATTGAGAATCCTACCCCCAGCAAGATTTTTGATTACCCAAAGCCTACGCAGACAATCCAGCCATACGAGTACGGACATCCGTACAGCAAGAAAACGTTACTGTGGGAGCGCGGTGTACCGCCGTTGCACCCAACAAACATCGTAGAACCTACCGCAACATGGTGCCCGTCCGGCTCCTACTCGCACAAGCACGGGGAGAAACACAAGGGGATGTTTACCGCTGACCGTGCGAAGAACCGGGCAAAAACTTTTACTGGAGTGGCAAAGGCCATGTCCGAACAGTGGGGTTGATAGAATGATTACCTGTTGTCTCAACTGCACATCACGCCACCAAGCTTGCCACGACACCTGCGAGAAGTACAAGGCAGAGAAGAAAGACTTCGAGGAGCGCAAGGCATTCGTGTATGAGCTGAACCATAGCCAGAGCGTGTATCACCGTGATTATGAGGACAAGCACCGGGAAAAAGGCAAGAAGCGGTTTCTTGGAAGTGAATTTAGAGGTGAACGGGGATGAGCAAAAGAAAGTATAAGCCTGGCTGTTACATTATTTCTCTTGATGACTTGATGAAGCAAGAATTTGTTTACTGCGCCGGAAAACTTGTTCACAAAGGCTGGTTTGGTAGCTGGCAACTGCGATACGCAAATAGCGAACTTGCTCGACTGCGTATCAGAGAAGCCAAAAAAATCGAGGAAAACGAATGAACACCGGCAAGCAGTTTGAAGCAGACTTCAAGGCATCCGTCCCATCCGATGCGTGGTGCTACCGCTTGAAAGACAGTGCTGCCACCTACTACGGCGGCAACGAGAACCTGTCCTTTTCCATCGACAACATCTGTGACTTCCTTGTGTACCGATACCCGATGAACCACCTGTTTGAACTGAAAACCATTGAAACGCCCTCTATCCCTCTGGAAAAGGTGCTCGGCAAGTACGACAAGGCAAAGTGCAAATACCGCAAGGAAAAGCACATCACTGACATGGTGGATGCAATGGGGTACAGCGGCCAGACCGCCCATGTGATAGTCAATTATCGGGCGGTCAAGCGCACATTTGCAATCCCTGCCAGCAAGGTTCTAGTGTTTCGTTACAACGAGAGCCGCAAGAGCATCCCTTGGCAGTGGGCAGAGCAAGAGGGAATAGAGGTCAAAGCAAAAAGGCTGCGTGTCCATTGGCGGTATGACGTGGATGGGTTGCTAAAAAGATTGGAGAAAGAACATGAAAAAATGGACTAAAGAACTTTTGGAAGAAAGCGGCTACAAAATCAAGAATGCGCAAATTGAAAGTGTTCGACTTACTATGGCAGACCACGGAGTTTTAACTTCCGATTTGGTGCTTAATGGTCATGGATGGGGCGTTTGCTATGGTGGGTATGTTCTCGGCAAGGGGTATCTTGGGAGCAAAGACTTTGAGGGATACGGCTCTGGCATGGAAGCAATTATGCGAATCATGGACACGGTTGGCGTTGAGGAATACGGTCAAATGAAAGGCAAGTATGTTCGTGTCGCTACAAAAGGGCTTGGAAGTTCTGTAAAAATCATCGGAAACATTTTGGATGATAAGTGGTTTGACTACGAATCTTTCTTTGCAGATAAAAAGGATAAAGAAAATGAGAATGAAATGTGACCGCTGCGGTGAAGTGTTTAATCCTGAACCGCCCGATGAGATGGGGAGGCATAAGCCCAATGCCGTGATTCTGGTTGATAAGAACGTTCATGACGCATGGGACTACTGGAGTTGCGATTGCTATGATGAACCGTTTCTTTGCCCCTCTTGCATGGCAAAGCTGAACGACTGGCTGAAAGGAGAACAGAAGTGAGCAAAAAAGTTTCAGACATACTGCCTAAGACGGAAATCTTGGCACAGTTGGCAGAAGAAGCATCCGAACTGGCACAAGCTGCATTGAAGCTGCGCCGTGCGCTGGACGGTACGAACCCGACACCGAAGAGTGTTGAAGAATGTTTAGAAAATATACAAGAAGAAATGGCGGATGTTTTTGTCTGCCTAACCATGTTTGGCAAGTCCGCCGAAAGAGACGGAATCTTGATTTATAACAGGTACATGGAAAAGGTTATCAAAATCGAAGATGAAAAAGAAGCCCGTTGGCTCCATCGACTTCAGGACGAGGAGCAGTCAGATGAATAAGCGCAGAAACCGCCCATCATCTGGCAAACAGGCGATGTCAGCCAACCTCCGCAAAATCGCACGGCAGAACCAGTTATATGGCTTTCGCATGGCTCTGGATGGCATCGCCGCCACATGGGGCGCACTGATTCAGAACCTTCGGTGCGATGCAGACCTGACCGATGAACAGGTGCAGAAAATCATCCGCATTGGTGACAGGTACTGGGAGATGGTCGGCAAGTTCAAAGAAGAGGACATGACCCCTGACGAGTTTGCAGATTACATCACAGCAAAGTCAGAGCAGGTCGAAAAAGAGCTGAGAGAAAGGTGGAGCTGATGGCGGTATTTTCGGTAGAAGCTATTTCGGAAATCACTTCAGTAAATCCAAAGTCTTGCCGTATTAAAAGAGCAACGTTCACTTGTTACTTCTGCAATACTGCCATTTCTGTGTGCGATGAACGTATTGCAACTGCGATGGCAGATAATGGGGAAACTCCTATTTGTCCGATTTGTGGAAAGAAAACTGTATGTACTCTGTACGAGTTTTGCACACCTGAAAATCCAAACATTATAGAGGACGTTAAGTGGAGGTAACAATGGACAAAGAACAGCTTGCGATCGCACGGTTGCAGGACGCTGCACGGCTATCCGAGCATCGGTACAAGAAACCGCTCATGGTCACATACTCTGGCGGCAAGGATTCACAGGTGCTTGTGGCTCTGGCTGAACGTGCAGGAATCAACTTTGAGGTGGTCAACAGCCACACCACAGCAGATGCGCCGGAGACGGTCTATTTCATCCGTGAACAGTTCAAAGCGATGGAAGAACGTGGAATCAAATGCTCCATCGTTATGCCACGATACAAGGACAAGCCTGTGTCCATGTGGACGTTGATTCCTAAAAAGCTGATGCCGCCTACAAGACTTGTACGGTATTGCTGTGCCGTTCTCAAAGAAAATACTGGCCGCGATAGATTTATCGCTACCGGCGTTCGCTGGGCTGAATCAACAAACAGAAAGAAAAACCGTGGAACGATGGAATTTAACCATCGTGACAAGGAAAAGCGAATCATCCTTATGGGAGACAATGACGAAAAAAGACAGCTTTTTGAAACGTGCAACCTCAAGGGAAAGATGACCGTCAATCCGATTGTGGACTGGTCTGACGATGATGTATGGGACTACACGCACAGCGAACACTTGCCTGTTAATCCACTGTATTGCGAAGGGCAGAAGCGTGTTGGCTGCATTGGCTGTCCTATGGCCGGTAGGGGGGCAGACAGCGTGAGTTTATGCTCTGGCCTGCTTACGAAAAAATGTACATCCGTGCATTTGAACGAATGCTTGATGTCAGAAAAGCAAAAGGTTTGCCGTGTGACTGGCAAACCGGCATGGACGTTTTTCGCTGGTGGATGGAAGATGACAACATCAGTGGTCAGCTGAGCATGGACGATTTGATGGAGGATAACAATGTTTGAATTTGCAACTCGCTGGCTGGTCTGCCTAGTCCTGCTGGCGGTGGTAGTTCAGTCCGAACGGACAATCAAGAACGCGACAGACAACCTGTTTGAAGAACGTCAGGCAATGCTTGTCTGGCTGTTCGTCAACGTGTGTCTGGTCGTTTGTACGGCTGTTGTGATGGGGTGGAGGTAAAAACATGAACAGATATGACATTGAAAAGAGAATGGAAAGAAGTCGTAGAAAGTTTGCGATTCTGCAAGGCGTTGTGATCGCTTTTATTGCAGTCGTGGCGGTTTCGTCTATCGTATTTTCCATCTTTATGTATAAGGGCTTGTTTTCCGCAGACATTCCCGAATGGATGAAGTGGGCGTTTGTGTTTCTTGGGAGGTAAAAATGGAAATTCGTGGAGAGCATGGCAAACAGAAAGTTCGTTTTGATTCGCTCAAGGAAGGAGAGCCGTTTTACTACAATAGCGAGCTTTGTATGAAGACAAGCGAGATTACGTGCAGCCCCATCTTTTGCGGCGGCACTATATATAACTGCGTGTCGCTCCGTCACGGCAGGATTATGAGCTGCTCCGATGATGCGATGGTCGGCGTTGCAAGGGTTCATATCGAAAAGGAGTACTGATGGACAACGAACTTTACTGCCCGATGAAGATGACCAGCAATCCGCTTGGGCGGTGCGTATGCGAGAAAGAAAAGTGCGCATGGTGGATGTCAGGCGAAAACTGTTGTGCCGTCCTCAATATGTCAAAAGCCTTAGATTACATGGGCGATAGACTTGTTCACTATTAAACCGAAATGAGGTGAGAACTCTTGGCAACACCCCCGAAGCGTGGTCGTGGCAGACCGCCACTGACCGAAGCTGAAAAGAAAAAGCGTGAGAAGCGGGCGCAAAAGGCGAAAGAAGAAGCCGCTGCGAAACGTGAGAAAGAGCGAGAGAAGAAGAAACAACAGATGCTTAACAAGCGGAAATCTATCCGCTCACAGGTGAGTAAAAAGGTGAAAGAACAACAGGAGTTAGCGATCACTAGGTCTAAGATGCTGAACACAGGCGATTTGCAATCGAGAATCGGTAATGAAGAAGACAAGAAGGTCATCGGTATGATTGCAGCCAAGTATTTTGGCGACCTTCCGAGCGTGGACATGAACAACCCGATTGAAGTGCAGCAACGTCTTGACTTCTTCTTTGATGCTTGCATCGAAGCAAGAATCTCCCCTGTGGTGGAATGGATTGCACTGGTGCTTGGCATCGAATGGGCGAGTCTGAAGCAGATTATGGCGGGCAAGCGCCGTGATGATAGCTTGCAGCAGAAATACATCTTGAAGCTGATTCTGCAAATGCAGTCCATGTGGGCATACAACGGTATGTACGGTCAGGAGAACCCGGCAGAGTGGATTTTCCGAGCCAAGAACTATTTTGGTATGCGCGACAACGTGGAAGTCACCGTTGCGCCGCCTGAACAACCGTTAGGAGATGCCCAGAGCGCAGAACAGCTCGCCCAGAAGTACCAGACGGCTTTGCCGAAAGGGATTGACGTGGAGTACAGAGAGGTGACGAAAAATGAAACAACGGTTGGTTGACTTCTCCGACCCGATTCTTTCAACGGTGCTGTTTATCTTGCTTAAAGACCGTACTACCGGCAAAAACATCATATGGGCGACAGAGCCGCCGCCTGAACTAGGCGCAGGCTTTGCGAATGAAATCACGTTAGAACAAATCAAGAAGTGCCCGCCAGTGCCACGAGTTCTCAAGCGTCTGGATGAGCAGAAGCAAAGAACCAAAGCAAAAGCAGAGGTTTTTACTCCTTCTTGGGTCTGCGAAAAGATGATAGACATGGGCGAAGAAAACGGTGCGATGCCCGATATGAAGAAAGAGCCTATCAAGTACATCCATTCGACAGTCCTTGAAATCACCTGCGGAGAAGCACCATTCCTTGTGAACCGATACGACACGGTAACAGGCAAAAAGATTCCAGTACCAAAACGGAAAGGACTATTTGACCGCAAACTGAAATGTGTAAACAACTGGTTTGATTGGAATGTCTGGACATGGCTCGATGTGGCAGAGGACGCAGCGACGACTACATACGGCTATGAGTGGCAGGGTGACAGCCTGTTGCTTGCAAGAGCAAATATGCTCCTGACATGGCGAGAAAACTTTAAGTGGCTATTCGGCATAGAGCCTGACGCTGGGAAGGTTCGCAACATGGCTGCTATCATCTCATGGAACGTCTGGCAGATGGATGGCCTGAAAAAGACCGTGCCCGGCACGGATATTCCGTGCAAAATTAAAGACTGGAAAACTGACAAGGAAATCCTGTTTAAGGATGTCGGGAAGGGAGAATAAAAAATGAAGTCGGTTCTGTTGAGCATCAAACCGGTATGGTGTAGCAAAATTGTACTGAAAGAAAAGACTGTAGAAGTGCGCAAGACGAAGCCGGAGGGCGTGAAGCCTCCATTCAAGTGCTACATCTACTGCACGAAAGATCAGTCGAAGATGGGCTGGCTGCGAATCGTCCCCGGCAAAGGCTGGCAGCGGTTGGATGGTACGGTCATTGGCGAGTTCGTCTGCGACAAGATTTGGGAGCTTGCACCGATATGCCGCGCCCCGGATGATGTCGAAGAAATAGCTTGCATGGACAGAGACCGCATTGTCCACTACCTGAACAAGTGTCACGGCTGGGCGTGGCATATCTCTGACCTGAAGATTTATGACCAGCCGCGCGAACTGCGGGCGTTCACAGGCTTGCAGAGCACACGGTTTGGTATGCGGCCTGTGGAAATTACCAGCCCGCCCCAGAGCTGGCGCTATGTGGAAGGATGATAATATGCAAACTGACAGAGGAATCTACCACAAGCGAGTGTGTGACCGCTGCGGAGCAGTTCTGGACGGTAGGATGATGAACCCTGACGAATACTTTAAGGACTGGGCGTGGCGCAGGGACACAGGCGACCTATGCCCGGAGTGCTATGCAGAGTACAAGCGAGTGATCGGACGGTTCAACAGGGGAAAGAGAGGGCAGAGAAGATGAAAAATTGCGCTCTTTATAGATGCAAACAGTGCTTTGCAACCATGACGGACGAAGGCGATGTCAGAATCGACAAAGACATTGTTGATTGGATGTTTGAAAATAAAATGAAAGAAAGCAAAATTGGATTTATCGCAAAATTCAAAATAAGCGATAAAGTCCTCATTCATCGTTGCTCCAATAACACCGTTGGATTGTGTGAATTTATCGGATGGAAGGAGACGGAGGAATGAACTTCTACTGCACCACCGAACATTGCTCTTGCATGGGCATCAAGCAGTTCTCTGCTGGAAAGGCTGTTCGATGCACAGCAGAATCCTGCAAGAACAAATCTGAGCCGTCCTGTGGCTCTTGCAAATGGTACGCAGAACCTGAGGACGTGTGTGTGAACGACCAGTCAGAACACGTTGCAGACTTCGTGTGGGACGAACGTGGATGCAAGGAATGGGAGAAAAAAGAGAATGAGTAATCTTGGAAATGCGTTGATTGTGGTTTTAGCTTCTTTTCTGGTTGGAACATTTATATGTGGGATAGCATATCTCATTGAAAAAATTTTGATATGGGATATATTTTTGAACGAAATTTCCGATGAAAAGATAAAGCTTCTTGCGGATGTAATTCTCCACATTTTTACTTTTTCGATTGGATTTGTGGTCTTATATACGATGTACAAGGCAGGGGTATAAAAATGGCTAACACCCTCTGGCATCCAGCAAGCGAACAGCCACGAGAACGAACGCAGCCTTTGTTGCTTGCGACTAAGACAACGTGGCGTGATAAAGATGGAAAAATGTTGCAAGGAATCTCGCCAACAGCGTACTTTCTCGGCTGTTACGCAGACGGTCAGTTCTGGGACGAGATAGGCGAGAGACTGCCGAAAGATGTAACGGTGACGCATTGGATGGCGTTTCCGATGGTATGAGGTGATGAGCATGAGCAATTGGATTAATGTCAAGGATAGATTACCCGATATTCCGAAAAACGATTTTGCCAGCGATTATGTTCTGGTTCACGACGAAAAAGCTGGTGACTGGGTAGCCTATTGTGATGCGAACGGTGGTTGGTGTGAAGCAAGAGAGTGCATCCCATTCAAAAATGTTACACATTGGATGCCTATGCCTGAACCGCCTACGGAGGACTAAATATGGATGGATTTGAAGCACTAACAAAAGCGATGAACCAATGTGCTGCATCACTTGAACAGCTTGCAAATGCGATCAGGCAGTCCGAAACGCAGTGCGGTTACATCAAGCAGAAGCACAATAGGCCTGTATACCGAAAAGGCGCAAAGCTACATGAAGTTTTCAAACGAATTATAAGAACGAGAGAGGGATTCAGAAAATGAAAAAACTTAAATTTCCTGAAGATTTCTTTGCATACGAAAACCCGGGCTGCCCCGATAAGGATATTGAAAAAGCCGTGAATAGGATGAAGAACTGGATGAAGGGCGAGACCTACAAGAGCAACCCTTGGTTCTTTATGGCTGCTAGCAACTATCTGATTGTCGGCCTGATTGCTGAGGATGGGCAGAAAACAATCTACGTTGCACGGCAGTATTATGAGATAGTCAATATTCCGGGCGAAGGCTGGCTGCGTGAACCTGACGCTGAGTGCCTGTTTTAAGGAGAATTAAAGATGGAAGAACTTAAGAGATGTCCGTTTTGCGGTGGGAAAGCCGTGTTTTCCATAAAGAAGGATTTTTCAAGAAGCCTTATAAAAGGATACGAATTTAACATCCGATGCAATAAATGTGGTTTCACAAATCCCAATAGAGAGTATCGAATCGAGTTTAGAATGAACGATAGTGGAGAGATTGAAATTATCCACGATGGACGCAAAGACGCTATCGAAGCATGGAACAAACGCTACAAAGAGGATTGAGTATGGACAAAAAACGAGACAGCTTTACATTCCAACGATACTACTTTGAAGCCATCTCCACGCTCAAAAGCAAAGAGAAGTTGGAACTCTACGATGCAATCTGTGCATACGTTTTTGAAGGAAAAGACGTAACTTTGAGCTCAAAAAAAGCAGAATCTTGTTTCATTTTGATTAAGCATCTGCTCGATGAAGAATCGAAAAGAAGCGATATTGCGTCAAAAGGATGGTCTACACGAAAGTCAGCTCATCCTCATGTCATAAATGAGATGAAGGTCAGCTCATCTATGAGTTCAAAGTCAGATGACAATGAACCCATTATATCAACTGACAGTCAGACGAACGTCAAGACCTTGCCGGAGAGTGCAGTCAAGAAGAAACCTGACATCTTCTCCGACTTTGCTCATGGCGATAAAGCCCTGCTGGAATCCCTGCGAGAGTTCGCACAAATGCGTACAAGAATCAAGAAGCCTATGACAGACCGAGCAAAACAGATGCTCTGCAACAAGCTGGAAAAGTTTGATCGGAACGACTGGAAAGCTATTCTCGAACAGAGCATCTATGCCGGATGGCAGGACATTTACGCATTGAAACAGGATGACCAGTACGAGCAAAGTGCGGAGATGGAGTTTCCTAGACTATGACAATGGAAGTTCAAACGGTATTTATCGGTGCGCTGACGCTCTGCAAGCCGGGCATTGTGGATGAAATCATACCAGACCTTGAGCTTGACTTGTTCAGACCTGAGCTGAGAGACGCTTTTGCAGCTGTTCAGGGCTATTGGACGGCTAGGGGTAAGATAGATATAGTCGAGATAAACACGCAGCATCCAGACGTGGCACAGACGATCTTAGCGTGTGTACAAACCTGCGAGTCGGAGTGTGTACGAATTGACAGGGAGCAGATGCAGCGTTGGGCACAGCTTATCAGAGAACAAGCTGCACTCACTCGTGTGCAAGGTCTGGCATTTCAGATGACCAGCGAGCTTACCGACTATTCTGATCTATCAGACATTTACCAGCAGATGGGCGAAGCAATGAGCCTGAAAGCTGAGGAAGAAGATGCGTGGACATACGAGGATGTGCTGAATGACTATGTGCTTCACATGGACGAGAAGCCTGTGTACATCAAGACAGGCCTAGAGCGTCTGGATGAAGCGCTGCACATTTCTCCGGGCGATTTCATCATCATCGGCGGCAGACCGTCTGCGGGAAAGACAGCCCTGTCCTTGCAAATAGCAGCAAGCATGGCAAAGCAAAACTACACCGTGTACTATTTCAGCCTAGAAACCAGCAAACGCAAGCTGGGTGCACGTCTGATGGCTAATCAAATATACTGCCCTCTGGACACGGTGAAAAATAAGGCAGTCAGCTTGAATGAGATTGACGGACAGGCAAAGAACATGAAGATGCCCTTATATATCCGCTCCGCTGCCGGAAAGAACGTGGCGTGGATGAAGGCTCAGGTTCTCCGTAAAAAGGCGCAGGTCATCTTCGTAGACTATCTTCAACTCATCCACGAAACAGGCGCAAAGGACAGATATGCCGCCATTACAGCCATATCCATTGCCTTACATGAACTGGCGCAGACAACAGGCATTGTCGTGGTGGCACTGGCACAGCTTAATCGAAACCCATCCAAGCCCGGAGCAACGCCTACTAACTCCGACTTGCGAGAGAGCGGACAGATTGAACAGGACGCAGATGCAATCATCCTTCTGTCCGGCGATAACCCCGACAAGTATCTGTTCCGGCTGAGCAAGAACAAGGAGGGTGAGATAGGCGACCTTCCCATTACGTTTAACAAGCAAATCCAACGGTTTCAAGAGTATACTTGGATGGATTGAAAGGAGAACGAAAAGATGACGCAGAATCGATACAAAAACTGTTAATGTCCATTGGCCTGCAACGCAATGAAGATGATTTTGCCGTAAGACTTTTTATCGGGGCTCATTGGGGCGATGAAAGACGCCATGCAAACATCTTCCAGACGTACGATGGGCTTTGGGAGACATTTCAGTGGGTTATGAGAACACCTGTTGACCAGCTTCCGAAAATCACTCTGGTTGAAGAATGAGCGCAATACAACGAACTGCCAAGAGCTGTTCTGTCAACTTATGACAGGATGGCTTTTTCTTGTTTCGCTTAAACACCGAGAGAAAGCCTGTTTTAAGGCGTTTTAGGTGCTGGACGATAACTTTATCGACTTCATTGCAAAAACGCGACATAGACGCTCGTAGACGGCTCTCCGTTGATGATAGCATATCTCGAACTAGACCATGCGATTAGAACGATGTAGAAGCGTAGAGAACGGCTTTTTGAGCTCGGACGTGAAAGTTATCGGGTCAATCAGAAAAACGCGTCAGACAGGCTCTTACACGCCTTTCCAGCGATGATAGAAGCCAAATGGACGGATGCCAGCGACTATTTGTCCAATCGCAGGACTGATTGAGACGAAAGTAAGATCTGTGAGACGAAAAAACGCTTCGACTATCACTTTCGGAAATGGCTTTCAAATTTTTGTCCCCTTTCCCCCTTGTTTCCTCTTTCCCCCTTTTGTCCCCCTCTTTCCCCTACACCCCTATTACCCCCTATAATCCCCCTAACATCTTCCGTGCTCCCCCTTTCCCTCCCCGTGTGTTTAGCGCGTCCGCGGGCGTTATATGCGCGAGCACGCGCGTTGACGGAGCCGGGTGTGCTACGATAGTTCAAAAGTGAATAAATAACAGTTATACGAAATTGCAGACTGGTTCTTTCCCCCTACAACCCTCTATCTCCAAAACTATACCGTTAGCCAGCAGAGCAGACCGTAGGCAAGAGCTGGCATGAGGTTCTGACTGGTGGATGGGCTGCGACTATTCCAGACATGGAAAATTGACTTCATTTTGTAGTAGGCTGAATATGTAGAAATGTTGCATTTATTATTCCTAGCATAATATTATGAATTGAATATAATACCATAGTGCGTTACTGGGAATTAAATCGAGCAGGAACAGACCGAATTGGATGGTACGAGTTATTATACGAAATAATCAGTGATTATCGGGAGTAACTATATCTGTATATTATAATAAGTACGGTTATTATACGAAATTGATATAACTAGCGGAGGAATATATTATGCGAAATTGGAACGAGAGGTGATTTTTGGAGTGGTCGGACGACTTAGCGACTATCGCACCTCTCTTCCCCTAAAAGGCAAACGACTATTTCACACAAAAAATACACGACTATTTGACGATAGTTCGCAAGAAAATGCTACGGCTATTACTCCACGACTATCATCGAACTGCTCATTACTATACAATATATAGGACTTTCAAAAGCTAGTCATCTGATGACTTTACGACTATTCCACGACTATTTTATCGGAGAAACTACGACTATTGGCTACGACTATTTCAGAAGCTGTTACGACTATTCCAACCGGAACGCTGCGACTATTATTGACCTCTATTGGCTATCGGGCGAAAGCCCGAAAAGAGCTGCGGCGAGAGCCGCCAATAGTTCCGCGCCGCCCGCCGGGTGGAGGGTGCCAGATTGCAAGCCGCCGGACGTTGGAAGCATCGAGACGCTGTAGGGCTGACCCTGTACAGGTTGAGACGCTGACCCCTCAGCAGGTACGCCGGGTGCAGCACTTGCCAGCGATCCACACACGACAGTAGCTGACCCCGCCGCGCTGGCATGGTCTGTGATCTGCCGTACCGTCTGGCATGGATCCATAACAGCGGCGCGCCCTTATATACATTATTATAATAGGCGGTCTGCGTTGAACTGTACAGCGCCCGGTGCGGCGGTGGTATCTGGTATCTGTGCAAAACGTCCGGACGCTGGTAGGCGCTCCAGCGTGTCGCAGGCTGTGCAATGGCTTGTTGTGTCGGTTTGGTATCGTGTGCGGTGGAATGGGTAAAATTGCAAGAAAAGCCCCTGTAAAGCCCTGTGTGCTGTTTTGCGGCGTGGGCGGTATACTTGCATTGATGGCACAAAACACGCTGTAAACGCTTGTATTGGGCTGTATTGTAGCAGGGCAAAATAAAAGCCCTGCACCCTCAGCGGATGCAAGGCAAAAGAAAAGCCCGGCCATTTCTGACCGGGTGAAATGCTTCTTATTTGGACGCTTTAAACAGCGCAGAGAAAAGCCAGAAGAAAAACAGGATGCAAGAAGAAATCATGCATGCACCTCCATTCTAACGCCAAAATTGGTAAATGTGCGGCGCTGCGAGGTTGTGACAGGCTCAAGCCCTGCCGTGCTGATACCATAGTGAGCGCACTCTTTAGCCGTGTAAAGCTCACCGCCGATTAGATACCGCTTGACCTTGCCACAATAGGCACCAGCGGACACAACCGCCCGCCCGTCAAGCCCTGCCGGAATACGATAGTATAACATAATTTGCGCCCCCTCATACTACACTAAACCGCTTGTAGCTGGTCTTGCTGCTGCATTCTGCGTATACATCCGGGTGTAGCGTCTTGAGTAGCTTGCTATCAAGCCGGACGCTTTGCACGTCCTTATATATGGCCTTTGCAGTGCCCTGTACCATCTCCGGCGCGCCGTGCATCATGTTGATGATTTCAGCCTTTACTGCGTCGTTCATTGCTTCAAGCTCTTCTATCAATCGCTTGTTTTCGCGGTATGCGTTCACTTTTTCTTCAAATGTCGTCATTTTTTACACCTCATTTAATAGCAAATGTATTCTACAGATTCCCAATATTCGTCATTTTCGGCGTTCCAAGAACGGATTTCGGTTTTTTAATTCGCTTAATAACGTCGTAGGCGTGGCCGTGATATACAGCATACCGATATTTTGCAGTATCTAATGCGCCAGCTTTAAGCAGCTTTGCACGAAATGTTTTTGTCATTGTCTTATCTCCTTACTGCTCCGCCCGATTGTTGAGCCAGACCAGACAAAGGAGAAAACCGGAAATCATACCGCCCACATACCAGAGGGCCGCCCACTGGGTTGCATCAAGTGCCAGCATATTACTGCACCCCCTTGCAATACAGGCCGCTGGCGCGGCAGATGGTGCGGATACGGTTGCAAGCCTGGTACAGTGCGCGGGCTTGCACGTCTAACCACGTTTCGCGGCTGTTGGGGTTGTTCATGCCGCCGTCGGTGCGCTTGAGTTCGGACGGGGTGCAGACGCGGGCGGCAATATCGGCATCATAGCAGATGGAGCCGCCGCCGTTGCTGTACTGCTCCCAGCAGCTTGCACCGTTGAGCGCCCACCGCTCAAGTTCTGCACCGTCAAGAGGCAGGCGCTCCATATTGTCCGCACCCTCCTGCACATCGTCCAGCAGGTCGAGAGCGTACAACGTGACGGCCTTATCCCATGCGCTGCGATCGTGGCGGGCGTTGAGTTCGGCGCGGATGGTATCAGAGAGTGCGGTGTAGTCGATGTTTTTTTTCATGGTTTTTGTCCTCCTGTTTTGTAACGGTATTTGGTAGGTGTAACGTATATCTACGTTGTGCCTATATTGTAACGTATATTTACGTTTTTGTCAAGTTGCACACGCAACATAATGACGTATTTATACGTTTTTATTTTTTGTCCGTTTGGGCGTGCCCTATCGGACACGTTGCGCAGGCAGTCCAGCGCCCCGCACACTGTCCGATCGTCCCGGCGCGGCTTGTCTGGTATCGGGAGCAGACCGGTGCAGCGTGTCCAGCGTTTGGGCGTGTGTGTCGGTGCGTGGCGTGGTCTGCCTTGCATCTGGCACGGCCTGCCCTGCTGCCTGTGCTGTTCAGTCTGTCCGGGTGCGCTGGGCTGGGGTCTCCACCTCTGGGGTATATGGGGCGAGCCGGGGGTGGGGTGGTCGACACCTCGCGTAGAAAAAATTCAAAAAAGACGTTTTATTAAAGGGATGGTGATTCACCACCCCCTCTTTTCTGCGCAAAACACCCCACCCCCTATTGCCAATCTCAAAAATTTCGCGCAAAAACAAAAAGACCCCTACAAAGGGTCTGTATTCTGTGCTATACTTGCCTTACAAGCCTTGAAAGGGAGGAATCTACAATGGCTAAAAGTAAAATGACAACGTGCAAGCACTGTGGCGCAGAGATTGCCGCAAGTGCAAAGGTCTGCCCTCAGTGTGGCGGTAAGAATAAACCGCCAATTTACAAGCGTTGGTGGTTCATCGCTATTATCGTATTGATTGTTCTGTCTGCCATTGGCGGCTCTAGCAGCAGTTCTGACGGCTCTGCAAGCAGTAGCACCACTAAGGCAAGTGCATCCACCGCTTCTTCCGTTGCATCTGTTGTGCCTGAGATCAGCGAGGACGATTACAAGGCAGAGTGTCAGACTGTGGACTATAAGGAGCTGTGCCGTTATCCTGAAAAGTATGAAGGCACTAAGATTGTAGTCAAGGTGAAGGTCTCGCAGATTATTGACGCAAACTTCTCCGGCAGCGAAAAAGCATGGCGAACTTACACGGACAACAGCGGATACGGATTCTATGCCGATGACGAGTATTATATGCTGGATAAGCGTGGTGGCGATGCCGTGAAGATTCTGGAAGATGACATTATCAACGTCTACGGTGAGTTCACCGGGCTTGAGAAAATCACCAGAGCATTGACCAGCACTACCGATGAACTGCCCCGTATTGAAGTCAAGTACGCAGACCTTGTAGAGGAATAAACGCATAACGCAAAAAGCCAGCGGCTAGATGCTCTCTAACCACTGGCTTTTCTTATGGGCTATTTACGATTTAAGTGTTGGAAACATGATAGGAGCGCTGACTTCTTCCTTTTCCCTGAGAATGTCGAGCAAACAATCATTGTATCCCATTGAATAGCTGTCCTCGCAAAAATGTTGTACGGACGTTGCTAGTGCTACACTTACAACTTCTCTTGACCGCTTATCCTCTGGCATGATGATTTCTAATGCCTGATTAAGGATTTCATGGCTTTTTTCTAAAACGGCTTTGTGCTCTTCATTCTCAGCTTGTAGCCGAAACATTTCTTCCGAGTAGTCCATCAGCACTTCTCCATTCTAATCTGCTCACCAACAGGCAGATAGCCCGCTTCTTTGAGCTTGCTGTAAATGAACTTCTGACCTGCTCTTGTCCAGCGAGTGACCTCTTTTGTCTTGCCGTTCGGCAGCTCGATCGGATGCCCGACAACGTATCCGTTGCCAAGATACTTCTGGTAAGGAATCCACTGCTTGTTCACTGTATGCTGGATGCCAAGCTCTCTAAGAATCTTGTTCAGCTTTCGTGCGCTCATGCCGTAGTTCATGGCAATCTGCGTGGTAGTCAGGCTTTCATCGGAAAGTAGCATCGCTTTTGCGTAATCGGAATCAGGCTTCATCTTGGCGTTTTCCGCTTGCAGAGCCTTTACTTTCTTACGCTCCGTATCGATAACACTGTTAGCGGCGATCAGAGCGCGGCTCAACAGCATTTCCGTGGATTCAGGCTCCGGGTTAGTGAGTTTCTGCTCCATCTGATTGAAAGCATCAATGTACTTGAGCTTCCATTCAAGGGCTTCCTTTCCGGTGAATCCCATAGCAAGGAGCGTAAACCCATCGCGATTCATCAGATACTCAGGTAGCGCTTTGTTTTGGACTGAAAGGTACTCCGATTTGAAGAACATAGAGGACAGTCCAATTTTGGGCTCTCCTCCCATCAGGTTTTCGATGTCGCGAAGAACGTGCTTGTGCTCTTTTCCAAAGTTCTCCGCTACTTCACGGCTGGAAACGACAACCTGTCCGTTTTCGCTAATAAGATTGATAGCATATTTAACCTTTTGTTCCATAAAAACTCCTATGGTTCTTGCGGAACAAGCCAATTCCTGCTATAATAAGGCTGGAACAGCTTGTTCCAGTGTTGTTTATGATACGTTCGCTTCTGTCGCCAAACTTCAGCGAACGTATCATTTTTCGTTTTCATCGATCTCCGGGATGGGATGCAGCGTAAAGAACGCATCTCGAAGCGCAAAGGACAACGAGACACGCTTCTTGATGCAATACGCTTGCAAATGTTCAAACTGCTTGTCAGTCATACTGATCGTCAGCGTTCGCTTGAACCGCTCGGCGTAAGGACTACTCATGTTTATTCACCTCCTTTCATTTGCTGGTGATGTTAGTATAACCTTATTTTGTGTTAAGTCAAGAAAAGAAGTGCTACATATAGCACTCGATAGCGTTGACGTCAAAATTTGTAGACTTGCACAAAACTCAGCCCTTATTTTTGTTTGCTCCCGCTTCGTACCCTGCCCGGTAGTTCAGTTCGGACAGCTTACCCAGCGCTTCTGCGTACTCTCTGTCCTCTCTGGTCGGCTCTTTGCCGTGTGCGAGAGTTTTCAGAAATTCTTCGGTTTTCGTTGGAAAGTTCATGTTTTTTCTCCTAACTCTTGCGGAGAGCAGCCCTTTTTGGTATAATAGATTCCGAAAAGGGAGACTGCCCCCTTGGTGGTTGCAGTACCTTCTTTTTGTAACGGATAAGCTATCAGCTAAACTTTGGTAGGTGGGTGCTGATAGCTTATTTTTTTATGCGTTCTGCAACGTTGAAGATTAGATCAATGCCCATTCTTACAACATCACTCTTGGTTCCATCCAGAGCGTTAGCGCAAAATGTGATTTTTTCGATATCCTCTTCGCTAAGTCTGAACGAAACCATACGCATAGATTCGTTTTTAGATGGCTCTGCTGCTTTCTGCAATTTCATCACCTCGCTTTGTTGCTGGTGATAGTATATACCAGATATTGAACACTTGTCAATATGGAAATTTGAATAAAATATACTTTACAGATTCAGAATTGCTCAAAAATAAAGCGTATACACGTTTTCGTGTAAAATGATTAACGTTCTTATACTACTATACTCTGTATTTACAGAGTATAGTATATTTATATATACATAGAACGTAAATTTACGCTTGACGTATAAATACGTTTGTGGTATACTGAAGCCAGCAAAAAGAAAGAGGGAGCAAAAAAATGAGAGCCGCAGAAATTATTAAAGACATGGTTGTAAATTCTCATCCGAAAATAACTTACAAGGTTCTCGCAAAAAAACTTGGTTATAAAGCAGCAACGAGCGTCACGGATAGGCTGAATCGTGGAGAACTGAGCGCAGAGAAATTTGCACAATTTGCAGATGAACTTGGCTACGAAATTATCATTCGTCCCAAAACCATCAAAAAGGACAAAGAAGATTTTTACCGTTTGGAATACCCCAAAAGAACAAAGGACGGCGATTCTGAATGAACGTAGCGTATGTTCGTGTATCTACTGTTGAACAGAATGAAGCACGACAGGTAGAAGCGTTGAAGCGGCATAACATTGACCGTTGGTTCATCGAGAAGGTCTCTGGCAAGAATATGGATAGACCGGAGTTGCAGAAGATGCTTAAATCTGTTCAACCGGGCGATACCGTGTTTATCCACGATTTCAGCCGCCTTGCCCGCAGCACAAAGGACTTGCTTGAAATGGTTGAAACGCTGCAAGCTAACGGCGTGCACCTTGCCAGTGATAAAGAGAACCTAGATACAGGCACTCCAACTGGCAAACTGATGCTTACGATGATTGCAGCCATCAACGAATTTGAAAGACAGAATATGCTTGATCGCCAGCAAGAGGGCATCGAAGTGGCAAAGCAGAAAGGCGTTTATAAAGGTCGCAAGCCCACCGAGTATGACCGCAACCTCTTTGACGTTCTCCATGAGCAGGTGGAGAAGCGCATTCTCACGGTCACGGACGCTGCCAAACAGCTTGGCGTAACCCGCCAGACATGGTATCGGATTGCTGAACAGAACAGGTGACATTATTCGCAACCTAGAATAAAACTGAATGAGAAAGGAGAACAAGTTGAAAACGATTGAAGGAAAATATGCGTCTGCAAAGGTGTTTACGGACAATATTGAAGATAAGGCATCTGAGCAGATTTTAACGCTTTGTAATCAGAGCTTTGTTGACGGATGCAAAATTCGAATTATGCCAGATGTTCATGCTGGTTCCGGGTGTGTAATTGGGTTTACGGCAAACTTGGGCAAGAAAGTCATTCCGAATATTGTAGGCGTGGACATTGGCTGCGGAATGCTTGTCGCTGAACTTGGAATTGAACACATCGACCCGAAAAAGTTAGATAAAGTAATCAGAGAACGAGTTCCGGCTGGAATGAATGTTCACGAATCGCAGAAAATGTCGGATTCTTTCCTTGGCCAGCTTGATTGCAAAGATAGCCTACATAATGTTGACTGGATTCTTCGTAGCATGGGTACTTTGGGCGGTGGCAATCATTTTATCGAGCTGGACGAAGATGAAGAAAAAAACCAGTACCTTGTTATCCATACTGGAAGCAGAAATCTTGGGAAGCAAGTCGCAGAATATCATCAAAGCGTAGCCATTTCAAATCTTAAAGGAAAGAATAAAAGAAAAGACGCTACGGAACATCTAATTGCGGAACTGAAAGCGCAGGGTCGTGAACAAGAAATCTCGCAAAAAATCAAAGAATTGGATGTTCAGTTCCCTGATATTCCGAATGAACTTTGCTATCTTGAAGGCGAAGAACGTGATTCCTACCTTAATGATATGCGAATTTGTCAGGCTTTTGCGAGGATGAACAGAGCAAGAATTATGCATACCATTTTAGACGGCGTTGGAATCAATTCTATGCTGACCCATGCGTCCTTCTTTGAAACCATTCATAACTACATTGATGAATCGGATGATATTATCCGAAAAGGCTCTGTATCCGCTAGAGAGGGTGAGAAGCTGATTATTCCTCTTAATATGAGAGACGGAAGCCTTATTTGCGTTGGTAAGGGCAATCCTGATTGGAATTTTTCTGCACCACATGGTGCTGGCAGACTATATAGCAGAACAGCGGCTAAAAAAGCATTCAGCGTTGAGGAATACCAAAAGCAAATGAATGGAATTTATACTACGTCAGCCGATGAATCCACGTTGGATGAATGCCCGATGGCATATAAGCCAGCGCAGGAGATCATCAACGCAATCTCTCCAACCGTTGATATTGTAAAGCATATTAAGCCGATTTACAATTTCAAAGCTGGAGAATAAAACCGAAAGGAAAACGACATGAAAACCGTAAAATTGTCAGATCAGAGCTTGAAGCTCATTGAAATGTTGCGTGATTACACCGACAAGCCCGATATTCTCAATTACGTCGCAGACGCCTTGTACTACGATGCGGACGAGTTGAAGCGCAGGCTCAATCAGCTTGCGGAAGAAGTCAAATAAACTGAACAATCCATTTATTAAGATGAATTTTAGCAAATAATTTTCTGGAATGAAGCTATAAAACCGAATATTTGATTTTTGTGCAGTTGTAGGCACTCTTTACATTTTCAGGTAGGGGGTGCCTATTTTTTATGCAGCCAAAGCAGTGTATCGCCATCATTGACAGCATCAAAGCGTATGCAAAGCAGAATCCGACCGAAGCGCAGGTCTACGAGGACTGGTTTCAGGCGGTGGTGAACCTGAGAGACGCTCTGCCACAGGACAAGCGGTTCGATGCCTACAAATACTCTGGTGAGCTACGTTCCGTCTGCGCAGCCATGATGGGAAAGATGAAAACAGGCGAGGACGTGGCGAAAGTTTATGACATTATCGGCCGGACGTACCTGTTTGAAGCAAAAGATGTGTTTGACAGCTATTGCATCTACCTTGAATGGAATCGTGCGCCGGAGAAGAAGTTCTATCAGCCACGAAGAAAGGTGCTAAAGACCGTTGCGAATGCCTTGCAAGACCTTGCAGATGACAGGCTAGACTTGTTGGCAATCTCGATGCCCCCCGGCTGTGGTAAGACGGCTCTGGCTATTTTCTATCTGACATGGCTTGGTGGAAGAAGCCCTGACGAACCGATGCTTACAGGTTCTCACTCGAACAGCTTTGTGCGTGGCGTTTATGACGAGTGCTTGCGTATATTCGACAAGGACGGAGAATATCTGTGGAATGATGTTTTCCCGGATGTTACGGTGTCAAACACAAATGCGAAGGACTGTCGCATCGACTTGGGCAAGAGAAAGCGCTTTGAAACGCTGGAATTTACGTCTATTGGCACTGGTAATGCTGGTTTGTATCGCGCATCTACGCTTCTCTACTGCGATGACCTTGTGTCCGGTATCGAAGTGGCGCTTTCCAAACCCCGTCTTGATAAGCTGTGGGAAACGTACACTACCGACCTTAGACAGCGTAAAATCGGCAACAAGTGCAAGGAACTGCACATTGCTACACGCTGGTCTGTCCATGATGTTATCGGACGATTAGAGCAAAACTACGGCGATTCCGACAGGAACAGATTCATTGTTATGCCAGCAATGAACGAAAAAGACGAATCCAACTTCGATTATGACTATGGTGTTGGATACAGTACGGAAACGCTTCGTAAGCAACGTGAAGTCATGGATGAAATGAGTTGGAAAGCACTGTACATGAACCAACCTGTTGAGCGTGAAGGTCTGCTCTTCCCTGCCGATGAACTGCGGTATTTCAACGGCGTTCTGCCTGACGGAGAGCCTGATCGCAAGCTCATGGTCATGGATATTGCATGGGGCGGCGGCGACTTCACGGCCTGTCCTATCGCCTATGTGTACGGTGATGCTGTGTTCATCCCTGACCTTGTGTTCAACAATGGCGATAAGACCGTGACCAGACCGGAAGTCGTGGGAAAAATCATCCAGCATAAAATCAACGTGGTGCGTGGCGAAGCCAACAACGGCGGTGATGAATATTGTGACGTGGTGGACAGCCAGCTCCGGCAGCAGGGGTATCACTGCTCTGTCCGCAGCCAACGTGCACCTAGTGGGCAAAGCAAGCTGTCAAGAATTATCCAGTATGCGCCGGACATCAAAAGGTTCTATTTTCTTGACGAGAAGCATCAGTCGAAAGAGTACAAGGCGTTTATGGAACAGGTGACGATGTTCACACAGCTTGGAAAAGTTCCACACGATGATGCCCCGGACAGTCTGGCACAGCTTGCCGATGAATTGTATAACGGAATCAGTAAAATTGAGCCTGTCAAGAGGCCTTTTTGATTAAAAACACAATATATTGTGTTCGCTGGGTCTATTTATTTGATTTCACCACTTGACAAGGCTTATAATGTACGCAGGAAGATTTGCAGCTTCCTCTAAGGAATAGCCCAGCGCAGCAAGGTTTTGTTATTTTTACTTGCTTGGGCGTCAATAGGCATATTCCTCCTTTCACCGGTGAAGGTTTTCTCACTCTTTCGCCTTCACCGGGCTTTATATGTTGCGTTTCCAATTGTAAGGGGAATGCCAGCCTGTCTCCCCCACAGCTGGCAAGCAACGGTTCGATTCCGTTACGCAGCACAACCATCTTCTTTGCTTGGCTTTCTATTCTCCGAATCCTCCACCGCTACTCCCGGCTCTCGATGCAATGTTTAGACATGACATTGCAAAGAGCGGCGGTTAACCAATCAATCCGGGTACATGACACAGAGTGGAGCAGTCTGGTAGCTCGTCGGACTCATAACCCGAAGGTCGTTGGTTCAAATCCATCCTCTGTGCCCATCAGCGATTTGCCCCGGCTGGAGCAAATCGTGGCTCTCGGCACCCGACAAGTCAGAGCCTAGCACGACTGGTAGTGCGAACAGTTTTCCAGTAGCTTCCAACAGGTCTGTGCTTAACAGCCTGTTTCCAGAAATCCAACGAAAGGAGCGCTCATGCTAGTTAGAATCTGTTGCCCTTGTATCAGGCAGAATCCCATCTATAAGAACGTCCGCTGCAACCGCTATCTTGGCGAAGTAGACGGACGATACCATTTCAAGTGCGACAGATGCAAGGGTGTTATCGAAGGAGACACAAAGGAAGGATGGGTGAAAATCATCCATCCACCGGAAAAATGAGGGAACGATGTTTGGCAAGAAGTTCAAAAAAGAAAAATTGAACGAATACCCATGTGATATTTACTTAAAAAATGCGCTACGCCTTATTCGTGCAAGAGATTTTGATTCTGCATATAGCGAAATCTGCTTTGCAATTATCAAGAGTGGCGGTTCATTAGAAGGCGATGACGCAAAATATTTCAAGAAGTTGCATAATTGAATAGCTTTTGAAGCGCAGTTTTGGCGCAGTGAGATAGACCTTAACAGGTTTGTCTTGCTGCGCTTTTTATTTTGCCTGAAAGGAGGAACGCATGGCTGAGTATCAGATGGTTGTTGGTGGCTTTCTGAATGAGCCGTTGACTGGACGTAGACCGATTGAAACGCCGGAGACGGAAATCAATCGGCCGAACGTGCTGAAAGTGGTCATGGGCAAGGCAGAGCCTATTCATCTGCTGAACAAGAACGAAATTCGCTTTTTGCACAACTACTACTTGGGTAGTCAGCCTGTCCTCCACCGCACGAAGGAGTACCACGCTGAAATTACCAATCGCATTGTAGAGAACCATGCCAACGAGTGCGTGGGATTCTACACCGGCTACATGAGCGGCACTCCTTGCTCTTATGTGCGGTCTGAAACGGCAACAGGTGACGGTGAGGAAATCGCCCGCCTGTCAAACGCTTTGCAGTATGAGGGCAAGGACGCGCTTGATCGGCGTCTTTGGCAGTGGATGCTGGAGTGCGGACAGGGATACCGCATCGTTCTTCCCGACAAAGGGTACGGCGGCAACTACCCGGACGAAACGCCCCTGCTGGTGGATGTTCCCGACCCGGACATGGCGTATGTGATTTACAACTCCGGCATCGGGCACAAGCCTATCGCCAACGTGCTGCACATCCCACGCAATTATCAAAATGACCTGAACGACCTGATTTGCGTGTATACGCCAAACCAGTACTTTGAAATCGACAACGGCAAGGTCACAAAGTCTGAGAATCACTCTCTCGGGATGTTGCCGATGGTCGAATACAAGCTGAACCCGGAGCGGATGGGGCTGTTTGAACCTGCAATCCCTGTGCTGGATGCAATCAACGACCTTGAAAGCAACCGTTTGGACGGTGTGGCGCAGTTCATCCAGTCCATCATGGTGTTTACCAACTGCCTTGTGGACAAGGACGCGCTTGACCAAGTGAAGGAACTTGGCGCAATGTGCTTGAAATCCACTTCTGGTCTGCCCGCTTCTGTATCGCAGATTGCAAACGAGCTTGACCAGCAGCAGAGCCAGACCCTGCTTGATTCCATGCTGAACGTGTACCGCAGTCTGACTGCCATGCCTAGTGCCACTGGCAGCGAGAACGCAACGTCCGACAATGTGGGCGCAGTTATCGTCCGTAATGGTTGGAATCACACCGAAGCAAGGGCGCAGCAGTACGAGAATATGTTCAAGTATGCTGAGCGCCAAAGCCTGTCTGTGATGCTGAAAATTTTGCGTGACACGGCTGGTTCTAAGCTGATGGCAAGTGACATCAACATCAAACTGCCACGCCGTCAGTACGATAATCAGCAGAGCAAGGTTCAGATTTTTGCACAGATGTTGCAGCAGACCATTGACCCGCAGTTGGCGTTTACTACGCCCGGTTTGTTCCCTGATCCGCAGGCTGCTTATGAGATGAGCAAGCCCTTCCTGATTGCCGCTGGCAAGCTGGGCGAAGATGGGAAAGCACCGAAGCCACAGGAACAACCTAAACAGGATGTTACTGGCACAAATGCCGGGAACATGGCAGACAAACAGTCTACTGATACCAATAAAGAAACAGAGGGCGAATAACCCTTTGTTATAAATACGGCAGGGAAGCCGGGATACAAATTTCGCAGCGTTGCAGGGAAGCAACGGTAAAAAAACGCAGGAGGAAATTAACGATATGAACTACAAAGCGTTACTTGGTGATGCCTACAAAGAGGGCATGACCGCTGATGAAATCATTTCTGCGCTTGAAAAGGTTGCAGACCCTAGCGCAGAGGTTGAGAAGCTGCGCAACGCCGTGACGAAAGCAAACGGCGAAGCTGCCGAGTACAAGAAGCAGCTCAAGGCAAAGCGTACCGATGACGAGAATGCCGCGCAGGAACAGGCTGACAAGCTGGCAGAGATGCAGAAGCAGATTGATGCCCTGACTGCCGACAAGGAGAACCTCGTCAAGGAAAAGACCCTTGCATCTTACCGTGAGAAGTTCGTTGCACAGGGCTATGACGCTGAACTTGCCAACAAGGCTGCATCTGCACTGGCTGACGGCGACATGGACAAGGTGTTTAAGTTCCAGTCGGAGTTTATGACCGCCCACGACACCGCATACAAGGCTTCTCTGCTGAAGGATATGCCCACACCTCCGGGCGCGGATGGCAATGGCGGCTCTGACAGTGAAGGCGTGGCGTTTGCTAAGAGCCTTGCACAGCAGAACGCAAATACTTCTAAGGCATCGAGTGACGCAATGAGTGCTTTCCATTAACAAGGAGGAAAACATGGAGTTTACCCGAAACACGGTCAACGGAATCAACGATACCATTCTTGCTTCCAATGACTACACCGCCATCCCCTTTACCGTGACTGAAACTGCTGCGGTTAAGGCTGGCTATCCCATGACGCTGGCTGGCAAGAAAGCTGTTGCTGCTGGCGAGACTGATTCTAAGACCATCAACGCTGACGGCATCCTACTTTATGACGTTGACCCGGCAGAGAACCCCAACGCTTCCCTGCTGATTCGTGGTGTTATCGACACCAAGAAGGCAGCGGCAAGTTCCGGCTTCACCTTTGACGCTGACGCAATCAAGGCACTCAAGACCGCCGTCCCCGGCATCTTCTGCCGTGACAACATCAGTGTGAACGCTTAATAGGAGGTAAAACAACATGGCACTGAATCTTAAGGAAGTCTTTGCCCCGGCTGCGATTGCCGCCTATTGGACGAACGACCCCACCAACGCGATGCCCTTTGCATCTGACGCGCTGTTCCCCGCAAAGAAGAAGGCTGGTCTCGACCTGAAGTGGCTGCGTGGTCACAAGGGCGTTGGCGTTTCTCTGATGCCCAGCGCATTTGATGCAAAGGCTACGTTCCGCACCCGTGAGGGCTTCAAGTTCGATGAGACCGAGATGCCGTTCTTCCGTGAGGGCTACCATCTGGGTGAGAAAGACCGTCAGGAAATCCTGCGTGTTCTGGACAGCAACGACCCCTATGCTCGTGACGTGATGAACCGTCTGTACGATGATACCGCACAGCTTATCACTGGCGCTCGTATCGTTCCTGAGCGCATGATCTGGCAGCTTCTGGCTCCCACCAATGGCGTTCCCGGCATCACCATCAAGGCAAACGGCGTGAACTATACCTACAACTACGACCCGGACGGCACTTGGAAGTCCACCAACTACAAGGAAGTTTCTGCCGCAAAGTCCAAGTGGAACGTCACCACCGCCACCCCCATTGCTGACCTGAATGCCGCAAAGGACGCTGTTCTTGCAAGCGTTGGCGAGGTCGTGACTGAGGTGTACATGAACACCGCCACCTTCCGCAACATGATCGCTGCGGATGAGGTGAAGAATCGGTTCATGACCGTCACAGCAAAGGCAAACGCCGTTCTGCTGGACAGCGAGGCACGGCAGATTATCGAGTCCGCAACTGGCCTGACCATTCATCTGTACGACAAGATGTTCAAGGCAGACCAGTACAGCGCAAGCGAAAAGTACCTGCCCGATGGCATGGTTGTGGTTGCTCCGTCCGGCGCTCTGGGCAGCACTTGGTACGGCACTACTCCTGAGGAAGCCGACCTGCTGTCTGGCCAGTCTGGTGCATCCGTGTCCATCGTGAACACTGGCGTTGCTATTACTACTGAGTTGACCATTCACCCGGTCAACGCCAACGTCTATGCTTCCGAAATCGTCCTGCCGTCCTTTGAGCGCATGGACGCTGTGTACTGCATCAAGGCTTACTAAGGCGAAAGGAGGAAAGCAGCATGGGAGACCAGTATTCCGAAGCGGCAGTCAAGCTAGGACAGTACATCGCCCCAGCACTTGACCGTGAAATCACGGACGAGGACTACCCACTCTTCGATCTGCTGCTTGATTTCGCCAAAGACAAAATATTTGCGCAGGGCTACCCATTCGGTAACAGACCGGACGAGTTGCCCTCGCAGTATCAGCCGTTGCAGATACGCATTGCAGCGGAACTGTACAACCACATCGGCGCAAACGGACAGACGAGCTATACCAACAACGGCATTACTCGTGTGTGGGAAAGCTCCGATGTGGCGCAGTCCCTGCTGAATGAAGTGGTTCCGAGAGTAGGTGTTATCGGCTGATGTTCAATGGAAGCCCGCTGGATAAGCGCCCTCTGTGGTATTCAAACCCGGTCGGAGAGAAAACGCCTGTTGTGGACGAGTGGGGAAACGAGACTGGCGAATCCGCATACGAATCGTGGAGCGACCCTGCAAAGCTGATGCTGAACGTCAGCCCTCCTACTGGTTCTGCGGAAGCAAGCCCTTTTGGAGCGTTCACGGATTACAGCTACGTTGTCAGTTCGTCCAGCAAGAAGCACAACACACCGCTTTATGAAGGTACGCACGTCTGGTTTCAGACGGACGTTTCAAAACCTTTCAATTACATTGTGGTCAAGGTCGCAGAGCATATCACGGACACGTTGTATGCGTTGAAAGAGGTGGCTGCAAGTGAAAATTAAAGTGAGGTTTAGCGATGCCGGACTTCGTGATGCGGAACGTCAGATACAGGAGTACAAGACCACCCTGAACAAAAAGGCTAGAGCGCTTGCTTTTCGTCTTTCATGGTTGGGGTTTGAAGTCGCAAAGGTGCGTTTCGCTAATGCGGAATACGCTGGCTCCAATGACGTGAAATGTCATGTCAACCAAAAAGACAAGACTTGCACCATCGTTGCAGAGGGCAAAGCAGTTGCCTTTATCGAATTTGGCACTGGCGCACATCACAACGGGTATGGCGGTGAACTACCGCCCGGTGTTGGTGCACACGGCTCATACGGAAAAGGGCAAGGCGCAAACCGCAGATGGTACTACTACGGAGAATCTGGCAATGCCGGTACGCCTGTCAAACAGGTAGATGGTAAAGGCCAGTTGAATTACACCGATGGCAACGAGCCAGCTATGGCTATGTGGGGAGCTGTTGAGGAAATGGCTTCTCAAGTCGAAGCAACGTGGAGGGAGGTTTGGAATAGTTGATCGATTATTTCAATTCTATCTTCACGGCTGTTGCTAAGGAACTGCGAAAGCAAGTTCCCGGCATTTTCGTCACTGGTGAAATCAATGACAGCAACGTCAAAAAGTTTCCGTGTGTGCAGATAGAGGAAAACAGCAATCTTCCTGTACACATCGATTCTGCTGGTTACAGCAAGTACGCCGCCGTTTCCCTGCGTGTGCGTGTCTACTCCAATAAGGATACCGGGCGCATTGCAGAAGCACGCTCCATTGTTGGAATCGTGGATTCTGTTCTTGAACCGCTTAAATTTTATCGCAAGTCGTTTGCCCCGTTGAATGGGCTGTACAACAATTCCGTCTATCGGATTGATTGCAGCTATGGGGCAACAATCGGAGAGGACGGAATGATTTACCGAAACTAAGGAGGTAAACATTCTATGAGTATTGCTATCTCCGGTCTGAATACCACCCTGTATTGTGGCGACAGCGCAACCGCTCTGACGAAGCTGTGCGACATCAAGGATGTACCCGACCTGATCTCTGAGCCGAACCTTCTGGATGCCACCACCCTGTCTGACCCTATGCAGGTCAACATCTTTGGCATCATCCAGAGCGACACCAAGTCTTTCACTGCCAACTACAACAAGGCTGACTATACGAAGGTTAAAGCAGCTGGCTATGATGAGACTTCCGATAGCAACGCCGTGAAGTACTACGCCCTGAAGATGCAGGACGGCTCCGGCTTCACTTGGCAGGGTATGCATCAGGTTGGCTTGTCCGGCTTTGGCGTGGACGAGGTTGTGGAAATGACCATCAACTGCATCTTCACCAAGAAGCCTGAGTTCAGCGAGACCCTGACTGTCAACGGCGGCTAAACCGCAAAAATCGAATCAATCAAACCGGGCAGAACTGAACAACGGATTTGGTTCTGCCCCTATTTATAAAGGAGAGCATTTATTATGGCTGCTAAGGTTATCAACTTTCATTCCCCCGATGGTAAGAACACTTACGAGCTGACCTTCACCCGTGACAGCGTGGAAGCTACCGAACGTGCAGGTTTTCAGATTGGCCAGTACACTCAAATGACCAATCTGCTGTCCAACTCTCGCGCTCTGTTCTACGGCGCTTTCATCGCACGGAACAAGGGCATCAAGCGCAAGGTTGTGGACGAGATGTTCCAGCACATCGAGGATAAGGAAGACCTGATGGGCGTTCTGCTTGAGATGTTTATGGACGCTTCTAAGTCCCTGCTGGCAACTGACACTGAGGACAAGACCGCAAAAAACGCAACGTGGGAGATTGTGTAACCGCACAATCTCAGGAAACAGACGAAGAGGGAGAGCCATTCTCCTTCTCCAAGCTGTTCCACGATGTAGAAGCCTATTACATCTCCATCGGTATGACCTACGACCAGTTCTGGTACGGCGATGTCTGGCTGGCGAAGGTCTACCGTGACGCAGAGGAACTGCGGGAACGCAGAGCCAACACGGAAGCGTGGAGAAATGGCTTTTACATGGCATCTGCGCTTTCCTCTACGGTTGGCAATATGTTCCGTAAGAAAGGGTCTAGCCCCATCAAGTACATGGATAGGCCGATTCCCCTTACTCAAAAGGAGAAAGACGAGTATGAATACCAACGCGCAGTTGAGGCGCAGGAGCGAATCAAGAGAATGATGTTCTCTATGATGGAAAGTGATGGTGGTAGTGATGGCTGATGTTGATATTACGAGCTTATCCGTAGAGATTTCTGCGGAATCTCAGGGCGCAGAGCTTAATATCGACAAGCTTACTGCCGCCATTTCTAATTTGCGGACAAAGGGCAACGTCACAAAGGTTGTGAACAGCCTTGACAAGCTGGCTAGTTCCATTGCAACGCTGAAACAGGCATCCGCTGGAATGTCCGGGCTGGACAAAATCACCGGTTTTCTGAACGGACTTTCCAACGTCAACACGACCGCAAGCACAAAGAGCATCAATACGGTCGTGAATGCAATCAAGAAGATTCCTGCGGCTGTGTCTGGTCTGAACGGCGTGGACTTTTACTCCATGTCTGGAAGCATTACTCAGCTTACTAACGCTTTGACTCCATTGTCCATTCTGGACGCATCGAGCCTTAAAGCTCTTGGCAGCGCTTTCAATGCGATTGGAAAGGTTCCAGACCTGACCGACAAGCTAAAAGCGACAGACCTTGATTCTTTTGCAAGCTCTTGCCAGAAGATTTCTGCTGCCCTTACTCCTCTTGCATCTCAGCTTGACAAGGTGGGCAACGCTTTTGCAAAGCTCCCTTCGCAGTTGAGCAAGGTGGTCACGCAGGCAAACCGTGTGACCGCAGCCAACGAAAAGCAGCGCAAGAGCTATCTCAGCCTGTCCAATCAGATGAACGGCTTTATGCGGAACATGGCAAAACTAGTTTCGTTGAAAGCTATCGCTGAGTATCTTGGCAACGCTGCTGCCAAGTTCAATGACTTCTATGAAGCAACAGACCTGTTTCATAATGCTATGGGCAATTTGAGCGGTGAAGCTGATACGCTCATTAGCAAGATGCAGGGCTTACTTGGCGTTGACCCGACCAAAGCGATGACTTACATGGCTACCATCCAGAGCTTGGGCACTTCGTTTGGGCTGGCCAGCGACAAAGCATACGTTCTGTCCAAGAACCTGACTCAGCTTGCCTATGACGAAGGCTCCTATTGGAACAAGGACGTTGCAGAAACCTTTACCGCAATGTCTTCCGCAATCTCTGGTGAGATTGAGCCTATTCGCCGTTTAGGCATTGACCTGACTCAGGCACGGTTACAGCAAGAGCTTCTTGCTTTGGGCTTTAACAAGCAGGTTTCTAGCCTGTCTCAGGCAGATAAGGCGGTTCTGCGTTACATTGCCATTATGAAGCAAACTGCCAACGTGCAGGGCAACCTTGCACAGACCATCCAAAGCCCTGCGAACCAGATTAAAATTCTGAAAGCTCAGCTGGATATGCTGGCGAAGTCTGTTGGCTCTCTGCTCTATCCTGCCCTGAAATCCATTTTGCCCCCGCTGATTGCCGCTGTTCAGCTCATTCGAGAGTTTGTTGAATGGGTGGCAAAGCTGATGGGCGTGAAGGTCGTGTTCACTGATTTCACCAAGAGCGCTGACAGTGTTGGCGGCATCGGTGACGCAATGGATGACACGGCAGACTCCACCAAGAAAGCTGCCAAAGCCCTCAAGGACTACACGATGGGCTTTGATGAACTGAACATCATTGACCCCACACAGGGAAGTTCCGGCTCTGGCGGCGGCGCATCCGCTGGCAACATTTTGGGTGATGTAGACCTGTCCGGCTACGATATGTTCAAGAACTATGTCGGCAACGCTGTGGATGAAATCAAGGAAAAACTTCGCAAACTTGCTCCCATTGTTGCGGCTATCGGCGCTGGTTTTGCCGCATGGGCTATCGGGAATGCGCTTCTTACTGCGTTAAAAGACACTCATGATTGGGCATACAAGCTCGGCAAAATCGTTGGTGGTCTTAATCCAGAGTTGCTTCTAGTAGCCGGGACGGTCGCCCTTATCGTTGGTCGATTTGTTCAGCTTTATCAAAACAGCGAAAATTTCCGGCAAGGTTTGGCCCGTATTAAAGATTTGATTTACCTTGCGGGTCTTGGGTTTACGCAAGGCTGGAATATCTCTTTGACTGATGGGAAACTTGGCGAGTCTATCAAATGGCTAAAAGAAGCTCTTTCTAATCTCGGTCAAGCGATTTGGAATTTGATTCCTGAGGAATGGCAGGGGAAAATCTCTACTGCATTCGAGACAATTCAAAAAGTCGTCAAAGACCTTGACCTCGATTTGGGCGATTTGGTCATGACGCTTATCGGAATCGGTTTGACTATTAGCGGGCATCCCGTTGCTGGCCTTGCAGTTCTTGGCTTCGAAGCCGTCTCTGTCGCCGTGCGTGGTCTTGGCAGCGAAAGCGAAGCAGAAGCATTTCAGCTGAAATCTGATTGGCACGATGCTTTCGTGAATTTCGGCACGATTGCAGCCGAAACAGTGGCAGACATCATAACTGCTCTCGGAAATCTTATCAATGATTTTGCAATTCTTATCGGATGGATTCAAAATGGCGTTTCTGAAACGGAAATGCTCGACATCCAGATGAATGGAAATTTTCTTGAAGGTGCAATCGCGTCTCTTGCTCAAGTTATCCACAACATGGGCGTGTTCATTGGATGGATTATTAAAGGCGTAGACGAATCAGACCGCCTTGCCATCGCCGCCAATGGAAACTTTGCGGAAAAATTTGTTCTCTTGATTGCTGATGTAATCAATGGAATCAAAGACGCTGTAACGTGGTTCGGAGAGCTAATTGATAAAGTTTCTAAGTTTAATCCGTTAAGCGTTGGCAAAAACATTATTGATGGCATCACGAAGGGCATCACGGGGAACACCAATGTGTCAAATGACGCGACCAAACAGTTGACCGATGGAATCAAGAAAACCGCTCAAGATGAACTTGATATTCACTCTCCCTCTAAGTGGTTTGAAGGGATTGGCAGCTACATCGACCAAGGCCTTGCAAACGGCATCACCGGCGCTCTCGGTTACGTCAACGATGCTATGAATAAACTCGTAGACGCCACCAAGCTCAAGGGCGAAGAGATGGCGAACTATGGCATTGACTGCGGCACAAGCTACGTCAACGGCATCATTTCCGGGCTAGACTCTAAGTGGGCCGAACTCGATAACAACCTCAAGACCAACTTCTTCGGTACGGTGCAAACTTTCATTCAGGCTGCGCAGAGCGGCGATTGGAAAACGGTCGGCACTACGATCGCCGCTGGCATTTGGGGTGCTATGGGCGATGAGCAGCGTAAACGCGCCAAGTCCGTTGCAAGCGACCTTGTAAGCAGACTAAGCAAAGAATTGAAAAGCCAAGCTTCTTCTCTGCTGAACACCGCTGCTACCATTGGGAAAAATCTGGTGAACAATCTGACCCAAAACTTTGGAAAGGTTTCCGCTGAAACTCAGACGATGCTTTCCGGCATTACGCAGGCTTTCGGAAACGTGAAGTCTCCTCTCGCAACGGCAGCTAAAGCCATCAGTGCGGCGCTCTCTGGTGGTTTACTCAGCTCTTTTCCGACAATTTTCGCTGGGTTTGCCGGGCTGGTAAGCACCATCGGAACCGCAGTGGCGGGAATGCTTTCTGCTGTGGGTGCCGCCCTCAGTGCTACGATTTTTGGCCTTCCCGCTGGAATCGTAGCCCTTGCTGCTGCCGCGACCCTTGGCGTTGCAATCGCTGGAATCGTATCGAAACTTGGCGGCGGCCGGTCTACCAGTAGTTACAGCGATACATCTCAGTACGTTGGAAGCTCTAGTTACAATTCCTCGACATCCAGCTCCTCTTATAGTGGTACTTATTCTGCGGCCGGAGGAAGCTCTGAGGACATGAGAGACGCTGTGTACAACGGCTGCTACAACGCATTCCTCGACATCTGGCAGCGTTACGGTGAAGAGCTGTTGAAAGAGCAGAACGTGAACGTATACCTTGACGGCAAGCAAATTGCCGCCTCTGTTGATAAAGTGAAGAAAGACCGGGGCGTATCCATTATGGGCACTGAGGTCTACTCTTATTAAGAAAGGACGGTTTCGATGGCTAATATTCCTGCACTGGTTACGGTGAACGGCGTAGAGCTACCGGAGCCGTCCTCTTATGAGGGAACTACCAGCACGATCGTGGACTCTGGACGAAATGTTCAAGGCAAAGTCGTTGGAGCTGTCGTACGGAATGACGTAGCAAAAGTCACGATGTCTTGGAATTATCTTACTGCCAAGCAATGGGCTACCATTCTAAGCCTATTTACTGCTAATTTTTACTGCTCTGTTCGGTTTTACAATCAGGCGACCGCAGGATACACGACGCGGCAGATGTATGTTTCTGATCGAACTGCCGGAATGTGGCGCAGAAGCCCGAACAACGGCAGTGTTATGGGGTGGACTGGCGCAAAATTGTCTCTTGTTGAGGTGTAATGTATGGAAAGAACTACCGACAAATGGATGCAGAAGTTCAACGATACACTTGTACCGGAAACTTTTGTTGAGATAACGGTTGGCATCACTGCACCGGGTGTAAACAAAAAGGCAAAGTTCGTCACGTCTGATATGAGCGCTTTTGCAAGCGCGAATGCTCTTTCACAGGCGGGAGTGGCTTCCTTTACAAAATATGGCACAGGAGAGCCTAATCTTTGTGTGCTTGATGGAAGCTGCAAAGTTGTTCCCGCTTCTGCTCCGTATGAAAACACCGGGTTTGTCAGCTCTACAATCTTCAGCACTTCTAACCATCCTGTCCTTTTTGCCATGTTTTTCAATGAGGTAAAATCTTCCGTTCCGGGCGTCAATATTATCTGGTCGTCTATTTTCAACGAATACGCTACCAGCTTCAAAGTCACTTCTTATCTTGGCACGCAAGAGCTTAATTCTGTCACCGTTACAGGGAATACATCGGTATCCTCTGATGTGGAGATTGAGCTGAACGGGTTTGATTTCGTTAAAGTAGAAGTTTTGGATTGGTGCATTCCGAATCGCAAGGCCCGGATTGAACAGTTCAGAATTGGACGATATCTGATTTTTGACAAGACGAAAATCCTTTCCTTTCGTCACACCTCTTCTCGTGACCCGATTTCCGGTCAGCTTTCACAGGAAAGTATTTCGTTTAGCCTTGATAATAGCGACCGTACATGGGATTCTGTCAATCCTCAAGGCATCTACAAATATATTTATGAACGTCAGCCCATCTCTGTGCGCTACGGCATGGATATTGATGGTAAGGTCGAGTGGGTCAATGGTGGCAAGTTCTTCCTGTCGGAGTGGAGTGTTCCCGCCAACAGTATTGAGGCAAGCTTTTCCGCCCGCGACTCCTTTCTTTACTTGATGTCCACCACCTACACCGGCAGAAAATACGGTACGCTCTATGAGATGTGCTACGACGCTTTGGAGCTGTTGGAGGCAGATGAAATCACATTCGATATTTCGGACGAACTGAAAGATTATTCTGCTGACATCTCTTCGGATGGCTCTTCGTATAAAAACTCTGATATTTTGCAGCTTGCGGCCAACGCAGCGGGCATGGCACTATATCAGACGCGAGATGGCGTTATCACCATCAAGCGGGCGTATGAATTTGGCTCCGGTACGAATGTTGAGGACATCACTCTTCTCAACAATTACTCTTGGCCTGAAATCACTTTTGCACAAAACCTTCTTAATGTCACGACCTCTGTTGGGAACAAAACATACGCTTACCCTGAAAACCCTTCCGGGCGTGGCGTATCCCAAAGCTTGAGCAACGCTCTTCTTTCTGAGTCTACGCTTGAAAAGTCTCGAAACGCCCTTACGGAATCTTACAGCGTGCTTTCTAATCGGCGCAAAGCCACTTTGGAATATCGAGCCAGTCCCACAACGGACGCTTTGGATTTCGTGAAAATCCATCATCAGTTTGATTACAGCGCAACTCTGTTACTGACAAATGTGTCTTACACCTACAATGGGTGCTTTAAAGGCAAGCTTGAAGGATATATGATGGCGGATGTTAAGTCTTTGATCGTAGACAAATCCAACGAGACACTCGAGTGGGGACAGTCTGTAGTGATCACTGCTACTCTTTCCCCTGCCTCCCAAGATTCACCCAAAATCAGTTGGTCTGCATCTCCCGAAGGTATTGTTTCCCTCCATGTGCTTACCAATACAGAGGGAAAGTCCACCTGTCAGGTCAAATGGAACTCCCCCGGCACAGCTATCGTTACTGCTTCCGCTGGTGGCAATTCTGCCAGTTGTTCGTTCCTCACCACTGGATATTATCTTTCCGATATTCCGGAGGGCGGGACGGTGCTTATGGACGAGGGCAGCAACGTCGTGGAGTTCATTGTCGCCAAGCATGACTATGAGAGCGAGCTGAACGGGGCAGGACGTACGTTTTTGATTCGTAAGCGTTATCCAGTCCTTATGAGTTGGGACTCCAGTTGGTCTGCTTATGCACAGAGCGATATAAATACATGGCTTAATGGCGAGTATCTCAATACCTTCTCTTCGGCACAAAAAGAAGCGATTGGCAGCACTACATTTTATTACACTCCCGGCTTTACTGCTATGGATTTCTCTGTTGGAAGCAGCAAGGTGAGCACTATGTCTAAAGCTGTATTTTTGCCTTCTGCGCATGAATTTGGAGGCGATTGCGAAGGCAATGACGTTTTTGGCTGGACAAAGAACTCTCCTGACTATAAATACAATGAAGGAACTTCGTTCCCGCAGGCCAAGGTCATATTGGAATCCATGCTTGCTGCCGATAATGCAGCTATCACTGATGGTAGCTGCCGCGTGTTCACTCGAACTCCTTACCTTTATAGTGCCGCGTATGCCTCTGGTCTCCATTCCAGTGACCGTAAAGATTTTCTGAGTAGGATGGTTACAACTCTTGAAGACACTGTCATCTATGGAGATTCTGGATTTTCAGTATTGTGGGGTCATACAGCTGCCATTGGGCCTAATTTGCTCTATTATTGCGCACATCCTTCGTTTACCCTGCCCGAAACCACACAAATCGATGCCAATGGCAAATTAGTTTTTTGAAAGGTGATTACATGGCAACATGGATTACAGACCGCACACAAGCGGATATTGACCGCGTAAAAGAAATCGCTGTCAAAGCCAGAACCGGCACATGGACAGAAGAGGAGCAGCAAGAATGGGCCGCTGGCATGAAAGGCGCACTCAGCTACACCGATTATAATCGCATTGAAAACGGAATTAAAGAACTCGCCGAAATCGTTGGCGCAGATTATTCCGCAAGAATTGTTCAAAAAAAAGTAGAAGTTGTTACAGCGAGAAACCAAGACGGCGATATTCCATCGTGGGACACCTACCCCTCCCACGCCGAGTTCTTTGTGCCGCTGACCGCCAAAAAGCCCGGTTTGCTGCTCCACTCGATGTCCTTCCGCATCAAGGGGTTTGTGGCCGGAAAAAGCCGGGCCATCCTGCGCAAGGCGGCTGACCAAACCCGACTGGTAGATCTCTCGCTGGAGCTTATCCGGGGCTACAACGACGTGACCCTTGACATGGGAGACCTTCCACTCGAAAAAGGCATGGAGTATCAGCTGTATATGTCCGCCGTTAACAACTTCTATCCTCCTTCGGTGGAACCCGAGTGGGTGGTAGAGAATGGCATTATCGACATCGCCAACGCCAGCGCTTACTACGATGGAGACAGCAAGATTCTCTTCTCTGGCACTGCTACGGTCATTGAGCCTACGGAAACAGTCTGGGGCGTAGATGACTACTTGACTACTGATGACTGCGCTAGATGGTTGAGCAATATATCCTCCATTCGTTCAAAATGTAGCGGAAAAAGTTCCACCCCTGAAACTCCGGGAAGCTTCAGCTATCGTTTTTCGGCCGTCAATCAGTTGGAAAAGGTTTTGTTTGATATTGAAGCAATGGCTAAAGACCATTTAATCTATTGTTCTGAGCTTATATGTGGAGGTGAACCCTAATGCGCTTTGTTGACCGAAAGGCAAAATATCCCGGGCGTTGGACTATGATAAAATCTGATGGCACATCAGAGGTTGTCACTCTCGTCCGTAACGACAAGCCTATCGTTGAAGGCACGCCAATGAACGCGGATACGTTCAATTCTCTTTTTCTAAACAACGATGCCGACACCGCAAAAACCGCCTCACTGATGGAGTATCTGTGTCTTCTTGATGGCGTGCCCATCGAAAGCAGCGTCACCCCCAAGGACGCATACACCGCTGGCCACTGGAACAAAGACATGGTCAAACTGCTGGTGGAGCGTCAGCGCTTGACTGCTGCGGAGTACGAAAACGTCACCGGCGAGCCTTATACCGCATAAGAGAGGAGCGCGCTTATGATTGAGCTTAACGTATCTCTTGCCTCCAACGGCGCTGCAAAGCTGGCAGGCTATGAGCAGATGCTTCGCTTCGGCTACACCAAGAATCGGGGCGTGTACCGCCTTGCTGTCACCGCTTCCGGTGAGTGGGAAGGGCTGGCCGTCCGCTGCTTCTGGCACGTCCCGGACGGCAAAGACCCGCTCTCCTCGCTGGTGGTGGGCGGCTATGTGGATGTGCCTGCCGGCGTGACCGCACAGCCGGGCAGCGGCTGTATCACCTTTGAGGGCAGCGACGGCACCAAGACCGTGACCAGCGCTGACCTGCGCTACCGGGTGGCCGCAAACTCCGGCACGGAGGACGGCACAGAGCCGGAACCGGGAACACCTGCATGGCAGGCTTTTGTGGATGCCGTGAAGGAATCGGCAGCATCTGCGGAGCAGTCCAAAACGGAAGCGCTGGACGCGGCAGAGCGGGCCGGGGCATCTGCCGATGAAGCGGCAACGAGCGCGGCATCGGCACTGGTAAGCGCGGAGAGCGCCGAGAAAAACGCCCTGTCCTCCGCTACCAGCGCCGCCGAAGCCACTCGTCAGGCAGAGCTTGCCGCACAGGCGGCAGAAAACAAAGGATTTTTGTATCTGGAAGACGATAACAACAGCGGCACTCTGTCGCTTGTGGTATCGGACAATCTGACCGATGACTTCACTTTGCAGGACGACGGACAGGGTAATTTGGAGGTGGTATATAAATGAGCAAGAAAATGAAAATCGGCCCATACAGTGCCTACGCAATCGCCGTCAAGTACGGGTATACTGGCACGGAGGAGCAGTGGGTCAAGGAGCAGGAAGCGAACCGCGTCGCTTCGGAACAGGCCGCACAGCGGGCAGAACAGGCTCGGGATGGAGCTGAAACCGCAGCGACCCGGGCTGAAACTGCCCGGCAGCAGACCGAAGAAGTCCGCACCGACGCGCTGGACAAAATCAGCGCTGCAAAATCCGATGCGCTGGAGGCTGTGGCAGCCAAGCAGACGTCCGCGACCGCTGCGGTAGATACGGCCAAGGCCAGTGCCCTCGACGACGTAGAAGCGGCTAAGAGCGCAGCAGTAAAGGCCGTGACCGATACGCAGTCTACCGCTACGCAGGCCATCGATGCTGCCCGGGACAAAGCCGTCGAGCAGGTAAATGCCGCCACAGAAGCCGCAAAGACCGCAGCAAGCGAGGCATCCACCAGTGCGGGTAATGCGAGCCAGAGCGCCCAACAGGCCGCCGACAGCTTGCAGGAGCTGAAAGACGGCATTGCCAGTGGCAACTTCAAAGGCGAAAAGGGCGACAGGGGCGAAAAAGGAGACACCGGCGAGACTGGCCCTGCCGCCACTGTCGCGGTCGGCACTGTGACCGGCCTTGGCGCTGGTGCCGCTCCGACCGTCACAAACTCCGGCGATGAGCACAATGCTGTGCTGAACTTTGGCATCCCCACCGCGAGCGCCATTGATATTGCCGTTGACGTGCTCTTTAAGCTCCCCCGCACTGGAAAGGTCTACACCGTAAAAATCCCACGCTTTGCCACGAACCCCACCGTCAACTGCGAAAAGCTGGACGACAACGCGGGCCTTGTGTGCGAGCCGTCTACCGACACTGTTGAGGGGCGGGACGACTATGCCGACATTCCCCTTTTCAAGTGGTACAACTGCAACTACAAGAGGGATGCCTCTGGCCACGCCTACCCTACAGCTATCGAGCATCTGAGCGACGATTACCGCAAGACTGGCACTGTGGACGTGGGCGTTATCCAGATGACTCCTTACGTCAGGTGGGACGACAGCGACCCGGATTATATCCTGTGGTCTATCACTGACTCCCCGCAAGACGGATTTACCCCGTGGGCCGCTGCCAAGTCTGGCGACACCGTATATCCCTACGTCATTCACTCGAAGTTCTTCAGTGGCGTGGGCGAGGATGGGTTGCTGCGAAGCGTGTACGACCTCGTTCCGGCACGCAACCAGTCGTATAACAGCCTGATTACAGACTATGGTAAGAAGGGCGCTGGCTATAAGGGCGCTGGTGGCGAGAAAGTTGCATGGCAAATCCTGTTCAATTCCATCAAGTGCGCTGTGAAGTCCAGTCAGGAGAAGTATGCAGGCACTGCGAGCTATAATCTCCAGTATCCCGCAGCTGTACAGCGAAGCGAGAAGCTGACATACTTCCCTGTCACAGCGGCGCAGGCGAAGAACTTGCTGGTCGGAAGCCGGGTTTCTGTTGGATACGGTTCTAAGGGCAGCGACGGCACTGTCAATAATGACCGTAGTGTTTCGACTGTCCATCAGTATGCAGACGAAGCCAAAATTCTCAAGATTGAACCCATCGATGATACGACCAGTGCTGTGTATCTGGACTGCGACGCTTTTGACACGATGCCTGTCGCTCTGTCTGACACCCTGAACGCACCTATCACTCTGTCTACGATGCACTGGCACAGCGGCACAACAGACGCGGTCATCGGCCACCATGATGGCAGTCCCGGCAGCAATACGGATTCTAAGCACCCCTATCGCGTGCAGGGCATCGAGTATGCTGTGGGCGGCTATGAAGTGCTCAGTGATGTGGTACTCGCCTTTGACGACAGTAACGGCAAGGACGTATATGTCTGTCCTGCTGGCGTAGCGCATACCAAGACTGACGCCGAGATTCTGGCGAAGTATAAAAAGGTCGGCAACTTTCCTGCGGGCGACTGGTGGATTGGAGACATCAGCTTTGACCCCGAGACCTGCGTAACGTGGCTTGCAACGCAAGGCTCCGGAGATAAAACGGGCGTCGGCGACCTCGTTTATGGCAGTAACAACGCAAGCAAGAATGCCATGCGTGAATATCTGCAAGGCGGTTTTCTCGGGGCCTGGTCGAGTGCTGGCGCGTCGTGTGTGAATTGCTGGGGCTGGCTTGTGAGCAAGAACTGGGTTTACTTGGCCGCCGATTGACACCTTGCGCCGGGGTGAATGCCGCTTGCGGCAGAGGGGGAAGTCCCACTGAAAGCAAGGTGGCATGAGGCAACTATAAAACGAAAGGAGTTGTTGCACATGAAAGCAAGTTTCGATGCAGAGCAGCCTGCCGTTCGGTCTGTGCGTGACGGCCATACGCTGTATATCTTTATCTGTGTCAACGGCCAGTGGACGGAGCGGCAGTATGACGAATCTCAACCCGTACAGCAGGTGTGGGAGTGCGACTACCGGGAAATCGTGGCTGATGAGAGCAAAATCGACCTCGAAAAGGTCACGGCTGCTCCCGAAAAGTATCTGGATTGGGCGGAGCCTGTCGAGAAGACTGACGCCGAGAAAATCGCAGAGCTTCAGGGAAAGAACGAAATGCTTACACAATGTCTGATGGAAATGTCGGAGATTGTTTATGCATAAAATCACACAAAAAATCGAAAGGATGGTACTTATGATGGCTATGTTATGGGCACAGGAGATCATGTCCGCTGAGACTGTGGAGGAGGCAAAGGCTCTGTATGAGCGCTGCCCTCGTCTGCTGAAGCCGAAGGTGAAGGGCATTCTCATCAAGAGCGGGTTTGAGGAAATCGTAGGCGAAAGCAACGCCTGAGGAAGGACGTGGTTGTATGAGCTTTCTTGAGTTTTTGAGCAACCTTCTCGCGGGCATTTTTGGCCCTTCCCATCCCTCCGCAGATGCCTCTCCTAAGGCGTCCACCGTGGACACCAAAGCCTCCGCTCCTCCCGGCTGGGAGGGCGATCCGCCCTACCGGTACATCGACGTGAGCCGGTATCAGGGCAAAATCACCCTCGACGGCTGGCGCAAGGTCAAAGCGGCTGGCTACAAGGGCGTCATGCTCAAGACGGTATCCACCAACAAAAAGTTCTCCAAGCGGGCAGACGGCCTGTATATCGACCCAACCTTTGAGGATAACTACCGCAACGCCCGGGCTGCTGGGCTGGACGTGGGCGTCTACTACTACACCTACGCCATCAGCCGCACCGGTGCAGATAAGGAGCTGGCCCTTCTGTCCGAAGCTCTGCGGGGGAAAGAGCTGACCCTTCCGGTGGCTGTAGACGTAGAGGACAATAAGTTCAAGCAACTGGGCAAGCAGGCCCTCACCGACCTGACGGCTTATGCACTGGCTCGTATCGAGGCGATGGGCTTTTACGCTCAGCTCTACACCTATACCAGTTTTGCCAACTCCCGCCTTTATATGGGCGGCGCAGCGCTCAAGCCTTACGACGTCTGGCTGGCCGATTACACCGGAAAGGCCCCCAAAGTGAGCTTTAAGTACAATGCGCACCAGCACACCAGCAAGGGCAGCGTGCCGGGCATCTCCGGCAACGTAGACCTCAACGTGACCACCCTCAACTACCCCCGTATCATCAGAAAGAAGGGTCTGACCCGTCTCCGGGAGGGCGCATGACTAAAGAGCAGGCTCTTTTGTGGGTGCTGGGGGTTGTTGGCAGCGTGTGTGCAGGAGCGGTCACGCTGGACAAGGTGCTGGACATCATCCACAAGTATATCAAAAAGGCGCAGGCACCCGACGCCGCGCAAAACCAGCGGCTTGACGCTATCGAGCAACGGCTGGGCGCAGTCGAAAGCATTTCGTCTCAGCACGCAGCGGCCTTAAAACGCGACCTCACCCGCTTCGACGCGATCGACGAAGAGATTTGCTTGGCCCTTGATGGTGTGCGAAATCTGCTGGACGCTCAGCTCTCCGGGGACAATCACGAAGGGATGCAGAAAAGCAAGGCTAGCATCGACAATTATCTTTTGAAAGGAGTTACCAATCATGGAAGCAATCAATGAAATTTTGAGCATCATTCCTGTTCCTGTGGCCGTCATCCTGATGCTGGGCGGACTCGTCTTCTACGCCATCGGCGGCATCCGTCTGGGCTATGGCGCGGCAGTCAAAAATCTGGTGCTCAACCTTATCACTCAGGCAGAGCGGGAGATTCAGGGCACCAAGCGCGGCGCAGAACGCAAGGCGTGGTGCGTCAAGATGCTGCGCCACTATCTGGACAACAGCCGATGGGGCAAGCTGGTCAGCTGGGCTATCACCGAGGAAACCATGAGCAAGGTCATTCAATTTTTCTTCGACCAGATGCGGAAGGCACTGCAAAAGCAGTAAGGAGATTATCATGGCAAGCACTACATACGAGCATTTTGTTGACACCAACAAAATGTACGCCGCACAAGAGCAATTTCGTGACATTACGAAAATGGTGACAAAATGTCACCGTTTCGCCAGCATTGGCAAAATGGTACGCAACGCAGGACAGCTGCCGCAGCCTTTTTGGCTCGGTGCTGCCCGTGGCGGCGGCTCGCGTAGCGCTGCCCGCTGCGCTGCAAGGACTTGACCGACAGAAGATGACCGCCGCCATCAAAAACGCACCGCTTGGGAGGGTAGACCGAAAGATAGCTCTTTTACGGTACGTGGAGCGGCTCCCGCTGCCGGATATTGCAGCACAGACACATTACAGCCGGACGGCGATAGGCTACCGGCTGAAAGGCATCACAAAAATTTTGGAGTAAAAATCCCCTACTTTGCCGAAGCTCTGCGTTCCACGCGGGGTACTTTGTAGGCAAAGTGGGGGATTTTTGTTTTATTCGCACTAGTTTTGCCGAAATTCTTGTCTTGCAAGTCAAAATGTGATATTTTATTTTCGCTTCCAATGTGAGGCCCTTAACAGTTAAGCGCTCATGCGGATTTTTCCGTGTGGGCGCTTTTCTTTTTTGTCCTTCGTTTGACGTTCGTTGTCTTTCGGTTTTTGCCGATGCAGTACACTGGATGCACAAGGAGGGATGTATTATGAGCTATTATCCAACACCCGGAACGCCTTACGTTCCGCAGCAGCCTGTCAATCCTTACGGTGGCATGGGCACAGTTGGGCTTGCCACTCCCCTACCGAACACGCAGATGCAACAGGCGCAGCCGCAGCGTCCGCAGCCGATGAATGGGCAGCAGCCTGTTCAGCAGTCGGCACAGGACGGCGGTTGGCTGCTCGGCAGGCCTGTTTCCAGCAGGGAAGAATTTCTGGCGATACCGTCTGATCTATACGGAAGATGGACGTATTGCCCGGATTTGCGTAGTGGGGTCATCTACTGCAAACGTCTGAATCCGAACACTTGCGAATCTGACGTGTTAGAGTTTTACAGCCCGGAAGCGTGGAGGCAGATGCAAGCACAACAGGCACAGCAGACCGCTGCACCGACACAGCAGTATGTGCCTATTGAGCAGTACAATGCCCTTGTTCACCGGCTGGATGAACTGGAAAAGTGGCAGAAGAGCTTCTCTAAGCCAACTGCCACAGCGAAGAAAGGAGAATAAGCGATGCCTTCTCCGTTTGACATGATTACTCACAGCCCTATCATGCAGCTTGCAAATCTGGCTCGTGCCGGGCAAAACCCGATGGGTCTTATCCAGCAGTTGGGTGGGCAGAGCGCCCCTATCATGCAGGGTCTGAACCTGATTCAGGGCAAGAACGAAGCACAGCTCCGAACGATGGCGCAGAACCTCGCCAAAGAGCGCGGCATCGACCTGAACCAACTGGCAAGCGTCCTGAATCTGACGCTGCCCCGATAACGCATCCCTCTAAGCGAAACGCTTCTCAGTTTTGCGGACTTGACAAAAACCGCATTTGTTTGGCTTCGCCCATCGCATACGGCGGTGGGATGGCATAACGCAAAACTGAAAGGAGTTTTGTTATGGACGATTTTGCAACTGGCTATCTAGCTGGGCAGGACGGCGGCAATAACAACGGCGGATTCTTCGGCAACGAAGGTCTGTGGGCTGTCATCATCCTCGCTATCATCTTCGGCTGGGGCACTAACGGCTATGGCCGGAACGGCGGTGACAACGGCATGAACAGCTACATCCCCTATCTGGTCGGCACTGGCGCAACCGGGCAGGGCGGTAACGACACCCGTGCGGCTCTGTCTGAGGGCTTCTATCAGCAGGACACCTCCCGTTCTCTGGCGGGCATTCAGAGCGGTATCTGCTCTTTGGGCTATGACCAGCTGGCGCAGATCAATGGCATCAACGCCAACATTGCGAACGGCTTTGCTGGCGTGAACAGCGCCATCTGCCAGCTTGGCTACCAGAACGCACAGCTGGTGAACGGTCTGGAACGCAGCGTGTCCAATGGCGACAATGCCATCAGCCTTGCCATCATGCAGGAGGGCAACGCACGGCAGGCGGGTCAGACCGCACTTGCCACGCAGCTGGCATCTTGCTGCTGCGAGAACAAGCAGATGATCGGCGACCTGAAGTATACCATCGCAACGGAAGACTGCGCTACCCGTCAGGCTATCGCAGACAACGCCCGTGCAGTTATCGACAACTGCAACGCAAACTACCGAGCTATGATGGACTACTTCACGCAGGATAAGATTGCCACTCTGACCGCTGAGAACCAGAGCCTCAAGTTCGCGGCTTCTCAGGATCGTCAGAATGCGCTTCTGACCACTGCAATGAACGCACAGACCGACACCATTCTGAACCGGGTTAATCCTCGTCCGATTCCCGCTTATCAGGTGGCAAATCCCAACGTGGGCGTGAACTGCTGCGGCTGCTGCTAACCAACACACTCCCCGATAACACCGGGTGAACCATCGGGGCAGGGGTAGGACACCTCTGCCCCTGATTTTTTAGGAGGAAAACATTATGGCTTGCAAAACAAGCTGCAAACTCTGCCCACATCTGGTCTTGAGCCAGTCCGTTACGTTCGCCAATGACACGCTGACCATCAACATCCCTGCTGGCGCATACCAGAACGGAGAAAAGTATTGCATCGTGGTTGCCCAGAGCATCCCGGACACGACCACCATCAACGCCCCTGTGGTCATTACCATCGGCGCAGGTACGACCGCATACCCTCTGACCGACTGCAACTGTGCTCAGGCAACCGCTGAGAGCATTCACACTCGCACCCGCTACGCTACCCGTGTCGCAACGTCTGCGACCGGCACCGGCACGTTCAAATATCTTGGCTGTTTCTGCCGTTCCCACGCCGGTGCGCCCGCGTCCATTTCTTGAGGAGGTGTAGATTATGGGCAAGACTAATTTTCGCCGCATGATGATGCTCCGTGACCACGATAAAGATCGTGAGCCGGAACGTGACCGACTTGAGGAAGAGCGTGACCGTAGGGAGCGTGAGATGGAACGCCGTCTGCGTAAGCTAGAAGGCGGCAGTGACCGCTATCCATACTATCCGCAGGAGGAAAACCGCTACATCGACCCCTATCCTATCCCCCGCTACCCTGACGTAGAGTATGGGCGCAGAATGCCGCAAATCGGCTTCTCACAGAACGGAGACTGGGACAAGCGGTCTGGGCAGTATGAACGTGGCGGTGCAGATGGCCGCTCCATCAAGATGCCCCGCCAGCACCTTACCCACGATGAAGCGGAGGAATGGTGCGACAGCATGGTGAACGCTGACGGCACGAAGGGCTGTCACTGGACGCTGGAACAGACGCAGGACGTTGCCAAGCAGCGTAATATCACCTGCGACCCGAACGATTTCTGGGCTGTCATGAACATGATGTACTCGGATTATTGTCAGGTCGCAAAGCGTCAGTCCGTTGACACTCCGGGCTTCTACGCTGACATGGCAAAGGCATTCCTTGAGGACGCAGATGCCGCAGATGGCAAGGCATATCTCTACTGGGATTGCATTGCTGATAAGTAAAACGAACCCCCTGTGTAACCACTAATGGCTACGCAGGGGTGTTTTTCGCTTATCGGATTGTCGTTATTCCTCTATCTTTCATATACTCGATAAAATCTTCTGCTGGCATTCTCTCTGAAAGTTCTTTCATTGTGTATTGGCGTTTTTCCTCAACCCAATGCTTCTTTTCTTCGATACCAGACAAATCGTGGACTGTATACCATTGTGTTTTTGGACTATCAAGTCCATTTGAAAGAAATTGAACCTTAAACCAATCTGGACGCTTTCTTCGTTCAAACCAATTCAATTCGGAAAATTTTATCCATGCAATGTTTTTATAATTTCCTTCTTTTTGCCCTTTGCTCTTAAAATCATCTTTTATTTTCTTTAATCTAAAATAATAGGTTTCAACGCATTGGTTTGGCATATATCTTATACGCCAATCTTTATCCCGAAAGACCATCTTACCTTCGTATATGTCACCACCTGTCCCATTGAGATACCAGTGCGATTCGTAGTGCCCTAACACTTTTTGTTCCATGTCGTCCACCATTTCAATATTTCACAGGCGGTTCAGGCAACGGCATCCAATATGTGATGTTATGGATTCTGCCCTCATCATCCCGCCACTCTTTGAACTGCTCATCGTAATTTGCTATAACAATATCGAAGGCTGATTCATCGAATCCGATAACACGCGGGTCTGTATCTCCCGGAACACTATTCTTTGCACAAATCCACGGGCTTGATTTTGGCACGTTTGATACATCGTAAGCACAATATCCGATGCACTGCGGATTGCCGTACTTCTTCATGTAATCTTCATTTCCGATTCGAGCCGCACAAACCATGTGGACATTTTTCCAACCGACACGGTCATCGTCCGTTGATTCGCTGTCGATAATAATATCTTCTGGGTCTAGTACTTTTCTTCCGATTGCAAGATTCCAGCTATTTGCAACATACTGTTTCATTTGCCATTCGTTCAGAAAAGTTCTTACTTCTTTCATGGCATCTTCCAAAGAACCACGATGAGGTCTATAAACAATCATACGTCAATCCTCCTAGAACTCAGCTTTTACTAAATTATTCTTTTGCAGCGTCCAGAAGCATCTTGGCAAGTTCTTTCGCTTGTTTCACTGTAAGATGAACCTCTTGACATTCAACGTCAACGAAAAACACGACACGATTTGTCTCTTTTTCTTTGTGGATGCTAAAGTTCACTGGACTGCCGTATTCGTCGGATGCTTCTAAGCATTTATAGTTTGATTTCATTAAGAGCCCTCCTAAATGATTAGTTTTAGTAAACATCAGTCATTCCAATCCAGAAAATATCCGTTGTACTTAAATTCTTTTGCGATATTTGCGGCTTTGGAAAGTTTTTCTGCAAACACTGCTGCTTCCTCAAAATCCATCATCACTCCCGGAATTGCAATTTTCACCTTCATTGAGGTATCAATTCCGTCCCCGTCTTGAATAAGTTCAATATCCGTTCCATAAAGCTTCTTTTTGGCTTCGAAATATTCTTTATCAAACTCTCGATGATTTACAATCTTCATTGTTCAACCCTTAAATCTCATCATTTCAAATAATGTGCCGGAGCATCTTTCATGAGAAGCAATACAATCTGTTTGTACCGTTTATGCGCTTCTTCCGTAATGGCATATTCCAACGCTCTCACATCGGGAAACTGTAGATTTTCTGCAAGAATTTTGAGTGTCGAAGTTGGCTCCAACACTCCGTTTCCGTTCTTGAACTCGTAAACGCTCTTGCACAACGCAACCAAATCATTGTCACTAACATGAGTGATATAGTTGTTCATTTCTCCGTAAGTCATAATATTCTCCTTAAATCTCAGCTTTTATCGGATTAGAGATAATCCACAAAATATCCGTTATACTTAAATTCTTTCGCCGCTTTACTTGCTGCCATCAGTTTTTCACTAATGGATGCAACCTCGTCCGGCGTGTTTCTGATGCTTGGAAAACCTATAATCATTGTGATTGGGCTATCAATGCCATTGCCCTCACGATAGAATTGGATTCCCGTTCCGTAAAATTTTTCTCTAAGGTTTCTTTCTTCTTTTTCTAAATCACGATTTTTAATCACATTCATTGTAATCCCCCTAGAACTTAACTTTTATCGTCAATCCTCCAAGAAATCCTCTTGATTCAAAACTTGATTTACAATTCGTTCTGTGCATTCTTTGATAACCGTAGATGCTGGAACGTAATCTTCATAAGCTATGTTTTCATATTTCACTCCTGCATATTCAAAGAACCTTTTAGAAAGTATTTCTGCATCCGCACGGCACAACGGCTTTAATTCGTATTGCAACGGAAATCTTCTTATAAGTGCAGGGTCAAGCCTATCAAATCGGTTTGTCGTTCCAATAATAATGACATTGTTCGGCAATCTATCCATTTCCTGCATAATCGCGATAACCACACGGTTCATTTCTCCAACGTCATCTTTTTGCCCGCGAGCCATTCCGACCGCATCTATTTCATCAAAACAAAGAACGCAAGGAGCAGTTCTCACATAATCAAAAATTCTTGCAAGGTTAGATTGTGTTTGCCCTAAGTGCGAATCAACTAGACTTGAAAATTGAATCCTCAAAAACGGAAGTTTTGCTTTATGTGCGATATACCTAGCCAGCATGGTTTTCCCGCATCCGCTTTGCCCATAAAGCATCAATGCTGGCAAATAAGGAATGCCCATTTCGTTCAATTTTTCAGATGCTCGATAAATAGCAATGATTTTCTGCGTTATACTTTTTTCTTCGTTCATAAGAAGGAATCTTGCTTCTGGAAATTCTTCTGTATCCTCTGCGATCAAAAGATGCTGTAAGTTATATGGCAATTCAATAAATTCTCTTTTACTTTCCAACTTGCGAAACATATTTTCTTTGAACTGCTCATCTTTTTTGGATGATATAGAATCCAAAATGATTTTAACGGCTTTTTGCGCGTTTCGCATATCGCCATCGCAAACAAATCGAATAAGGTGCCGTTCACTATCATTCATCTAAGAAGTCCTCCAATTCAATCTTCCCTTCTGCCGCAGCAGCCGCCAGAGCGTACACGAACTGCCCAATCGTCATTCCATGCCGTCTTGCTTCACGGTTGATGTACTTGCGCTCTTCCTCGCTCATAAGGATGGTAATACGCTTTGAACGCTTGCCATCACCGCTTGCAACGCCCTGATGCGATTCCGGCATCGGGATTTTTTTCTTTGTCAAGCCAGCTTCGGCTAACGCACTTGGAACATCGCCCTGTTCGATAAGACGTTGAACTTCCTTTGCCTGTTTCAGCTTCTTTGGCTTACTTTCGCTTACTACGGCATTGTTTGGCTGTGTTTCGCTGTCTTTGGCTTGCTTCGGCTTAATACTGCTTAACTGTGCTTCATTAGGCTGTGTAAGGCTGGCTGTGGCTTCACTGGGCATAATCGGCGCTTGTTCGGCTTCGTTCGGCTTTGCTTGGCTTACTTTTTCTTCCTTTGGCTCACTTCGGCTTAATGTCTGCTCCGAAAAAATAGGCTGAAAATCAAACCCGCCCAACAAGCCTGTGGATTTTTTGCTGGTTGATTTCATTTTTCTTCCTCCATTTTTGCTCCACATACTGGGCAAAAATTCCAAATCCACTTGTCGAAATCGCTTTCGGAAATCATACCACCACAATTACTGCATTTGATTACTTGCTCTGCATGGCTGTTATCATAATCGTCCTGAATAATAAAAGTCAAACCTTCTGGACGTTCCCATTTTGCTTTTGACTGTAAATCTTGCGCATCAGCATTTCTTAGTGCTCTTAACCTTTCTAACGCATCTTCCAACGATTGATTGTCGCCTTCTTCAAGAAGTCTGTTTCGATAGTATTCCATTAAAGGAGCAACGTCTACAATCTTCTTACTCATTTTGTATCTCCCTCCACAATCATCTTCGCCAACGCCTTGAAATCCTCTGCGCTGGTACTCTTTGCCGTGTCGCCGCTAAACAGACTGTGACGCTCTGCTTGCGCCTTACGAACGCCCATAGACGGTCTAATCTTTACGTCCAGCAATGTTGTCCCCATGCTCTGTGCAATCATAGGAAGCTGCTCCACAACCTCTTTGGACAGGTTCTCACGGCTCTTATACTGGTTCAGAAGCAAACCTTCAATCTTCAAAGTCGGATTGAAGTATCTGCGAACATCGCCGATGGTCTGCGAAAGCTGGCTCAAACCAGCCAGTGCGTATCGGTCTGCTGTGATGGGCACGATGATGCTGTTGGCGGCGATCAGTGCGTTCGCAAGCGCAAGACCAAGCTGCGGGGGAGTGTCCAGCACAATGTAATCATACTGCGCAGAAACACTTTCAAGGGCTTCTCGCAGTCGGAAGTTCTTGCCCATGTCCCGGACAAGCTGCTCGTCAATGCCCTTCAATGCGTTATCAGACGGCAGAATGTCACCAGCTTCACAGTGCTGGATTCCTTCCTCTGCTGTTCCTTGCCGGGTCATCACATCAAACAGGGTGCATACGTCCTCTATCTGCGCTCTGTAGGTGTCTGTTGCGTTGCACTGAGCATCGCAGTCCACCAGCAGGACTTTCTTGCCGAGCAACTGCAACGCACCAGCCAGACAGGTACTTGTGGTGGTCTTGCCTGCGCCACCCTTCTGGTTGGCGACAGCTATGATTTTTGCCATTTTATCACTCTTTCTTTTATTTGATGCGTCTGATTATTTTGCAGCATGCTTTCTCATTGCTATGTCAATCTTTTTAACGCCAAGGGGAAGCATCTGACGATGGCTGACTTCAGGCATATCTTTGTTCGTCATCATATCTTTAAGAATTTTACGAGAATTGGTCATATATGCGCCGCAAAGTGCGCACCAATTATAAAATCCGTTTTGAACTGTAAACATTTTGCAGCCAGAACATTCGTAATAGCCGTATTCATTGCCATCTTCGTCTGTTTTTCTACAATATACCCACTTTGCCGTTTTTCTTTCGGGCTTTGAAATCTCAACGCTCATGTTTTGCCTCCATTCACTGCTTCGATTTCATAAAACGCAGGAAGATATTTGTCAATCGCACCTTCTTTCTTCAAGCTGCCGATCAGATACCGCTTCGGGTGGTCAGGCCAAGGGTCACGATTGATTGAAAGAATATCTGCACATGCAGCCTTTACAATGTCGTAGACTGCATCTCTTCGCTTTGGTAGCTTGATAGATGGATGCTCTTCCATCATCTTTACCTCAACTACCTTTGCAACCTCGATACACTCTTGAACCGACAGCGCATCACATACAGACCAATCGTATCCATCATATCCGCTTGTGCGGGGTTTCCTGCTTTCTTTTTTCTCGCTCGGCTTGGAATTTACCGTGCTATCCTTAACCTCGCTAAAATCGGCATCTATGGCGGGCTGGTTGGACTTGTATGCGAATCGGAACTCAACAGCTACAACCTTTCGACCCATGCAAATCTTCTCGAAGTCTACGACAATATCCGAAACATTGCTAATTTCCTCTACTGCTGGTTCGAGCACTCTGCGCCGTAAAGCCCGAAAGTCGTCATAACTTGGGTCGTTTGCTCCTATATGGTCACGTAACTGCTTCAAGCCAATCTTGTTCGATGACAATGAGTGGTTCATCCAATCACGAATCATGCTGTACATCAGAATAGACGCTTGCTGCTTCATCCCGATCGTATAGCGCAGGCGATATTTGACGTAGCCGCTTCTTGCAATATCGAAAAACACAGGCCGTAAGTCAGGATTGCAGTTGATTGAAACATCATAGGACAAGGATTCCCGATTGAACTTAACCTCTGCCTTTGTGAACAGTGGATACATCACATATTCCGTTCCATCTGCATTCAGTGGTACTGAAACCACGTTGCCCAAAAAGTGCTTAACTTGCGACTTCAAGTTCTTTGAATTGAGCTTCAAATCCAGCAGCTTGCAATATTCAGCCAGCGTAAACGACACGTTAGAGCTTTCTGGGTCTCTCGGATTGATACGGCTCAGATAGACCTCAAGCAGCCGAAGCTCGCCTGCTGTGTAGTCCGTAAACTTCGCCCAAATCAATGCCTTGCTCTTTTCGACAAGATTGTTTCCTGTCAATTCTGGCATTGCATCACCTCATTTCTTCTACCCTATTATACCACTGCATCGTGTACACGTCAATGATTCTGTACACAATTATTTTTCAACAATCGACTTCCACATTCTGTACACGATGCTCCACTTTTTGTACACGATACACTCCACTTCTTGTACACGTTCCTCCACTTTATGTACACAATGCTCCACTTTTTGTACACGTTCTTACTATATATATAAACAAGAGATAAACAAGAGATAAATAATCATCATCAAATAGTGACGACGATACATTTTCAACAATTTCTTCTCTTCAACGGGCAGATTGTGGAAAACGACAACTTCTTTTGCTGAATAAAAAAACGTCCATCAAGCCCTATAATCTACCTGACGGTTCTATCGTGTACAGAAAATGGAGCGCAATTACATCAATAGGGGACGAATTGACAAGTCACGCTTTGACGAACGAAAATTTCACGCGAGTTCGTTAATTACATCCGCAAAAATCCACCATTTACGACTCTATGGAGGACAAAATGACAACCCAAAACTATATTTATAACAGGTCTATTGTGTACAAAAAGTGGAACACGTCCCCCTGTATACCGTAAAAACTTCGATAATTCGACAATCAGCGCAAAATGTTTTCTTCGTTGATGGTATAAGAATCGTTTCGCTTCATGGCCGAAGCTTCCCCACAGTCCTGTGCCTGATACAAGATCTGCATATTGGGCTGTGTTCCGTCTGGGTCTGGGTCGGTTTTGGTGGCCTGTGCCATTTCATAATGGCCAGTGACGGTACGGCAGACGGACACACGATCACGCAAAGTCGTGTGAAGGTTGGCTACCATTTCGCACAGAACGGCAAGGTAATCTGAGCCGTGATTGCCGTAGATCAGATAGCACAGCAGGTCGATTTCTTGCGGATGGGCTTCTTTGATATGCTCTATCAGCGTATCTCTCTTTCTCTCGGTGCTGGCATCGCCAGCCAGACTTTCCAATAATCCGGGATGCAAACAGGTGTCTATGTACGGTTTGGCCGCAACACCGCAGCACACGAACCACTTTATGATAGTAGGAGCATCTGGGGTCATTGTCCCTTGCTCGTAACGAAAAATGGATGTTCGGCCTATACCCATTTTGTCTGCAAGCTTCTGTTGGCTAAGTCCGGATTCTGCTCTTGCCATCTCTAACGCTTTTGCCACTCGTATCCTATAATCATCCATAAATACCCCTCTTTCGACAAAATGATATAAAATCAAAGAAATTTAACTGATATATTGTTCAAAATGTGAAACAATAATTGAAAAAATTCGCTGTTTCATTGAAACAGCGAGATGTGGTATAACTGTATTGTCAAAAATTTCCAAAGAGAAAGGAAACACAAAATGAAAGAAACTGCAATCTGGAACCATGAACGTATGCTGATCATTGACGGAATGCCTGCCAGCGTTCCCGATGGGCAACCACACACACCTGAACCGTGGGAGGAAAGCTAATGAACCGAACCGTAGACGCTCTGATTATTCCATACGCTCGCAGACGGACGCTGGAGCTTGTCCTGAGCCTTTCTGGGTACGAAGCCGATAAAGATGCTTACCTCGAAGCAAAAGGCATCCTAGAACGCGCCGCAGCCGCCTTAGACGATGGGCGAGACCCGGCAGATAGCATCGAACGCATTGACGGACAGCTCGTAGAGCTGTGATTGGAGGAAAGATGGACTTTACAAATGGATTCTATAAAGCCGAAAACCCTGTTGTTCTTGAAGAGGTGAAAACTTTCCTTCAGTCAATGGAACGGCGTGGAGCAACAGTCAAAGACTTGGACGATGCCATTGTGCAGCTAAACAATGTTTCGCACAGCATCAGCACAAACGCTCTCGTCAAAGCAGATGCGCTGGACAAGTTACCTGAAAACCCCTTTCGCTCTATGCTCAAAGACGCATTGCAAAATAAAGGATAAACAAATTCCATCGTGGCTTTATTGGACGCTCATTGTTACGTTAGCTTTCCCGATGAAAAACGATAGATGCGCAAAAAACATTCGATTTTTACGAAGTTGTTAAAATTGTATTGACTACACAACTGAAAGATGTATAATCATATCAAATGAACATCCGCATTTACAGATTGGGAGGATATACCACAATGAGCGAGCAGGAAAGAGCCAAGATTGACCGATTTATTGCATGGCTGCTGGAACACCCAGAAAAGATTCCAGTAGCAGAACAAGCGCTAGACCTAAAGTAACAGAAAACCCCTTGCGCAGAGCTACACCAGCCCGGCACAAGGGGTTTTTATTTTACCGGGCATGAACGTCACATCTTCTCGATTAAGTTCATCAGCGCTTCACGCTGTTCCTTCGGCATAGATTCAAGCTTTCTTCTAATCCGCTCCACTGCTGCATCAACTTCACTTTTCGGCTGCTGGGGCGGGTTTTCTTTTTGGTTGCCAGTGAGTTCCTCAACCGTAACACCTAGTGCGTTGGCTACTGGCAAAAGCATTTCATCTGGAAAATCTCTGTCGGTAGTCAGCATTTGAGAGATATAACCTCTGCTTTTTCCGATTTCTCTGCACACAAAGGATATATTCACACCTTTATCGGCAGCGATTTTCTTAGCTCGCTCCACATTGCGCATAGAAAAAGACCTCTCTTTTTGTGCAAATAGCCAAATGTTCACAGAATTGAAGATTGACTATTGAAAAATAGCCACTTGGCTAGTATAATATGAAGCACAGGGCAAACAAAAACCAAGACCCCTGACAAATCTATCGGGAAGTCGCTGGAAAATGTTCACTTTGTACCTCACAACTACATAGTAGCATATTTTCTAGTAAAATGCAAGCCCAGAAAGGAGAATGGCTAGTGAATCTTTCTAAAATCGACGAGTTTCGCAAGTTGCATGGTCTGTCTCGTACTGACTTGGAAGTAGCTGCTGGTTTGAGCAACGGCGCACTGGGCAAGTGGGAACGCTCCGCAAATGGGCCGAGCATTCGACAGCTTGTGAAAGTCGCTGATTACTTTCGAGTGTCGGTGGACGCTCTTCTTGTAAGAGATAAGCAGTAAATCTGTTCTTGAGAGCAGAGAAAAGCCAGAGAGCGGAGGAATGAGTATGGAAAGGTATCTGACCATTAAAATTGACCTTGAGTACCCCGAAGAAGCCAAGTTCGCCATTGACGCTGCGGCCAAGACCTACTCGGATTTCAAGCGTGAGCAGGCGACAAGGCGCTTTGTGGAGAACGGTTGTACTCCGGAAGACGCAGAGAAAATCGCAAAGTTCATCCAGTTTCTCGACCAGTGCTTTTCTGAACACAACGAAAGAGTCTTGAGAAAGGCAAGTGAGTCAGATGGAGGTTAAGAGCTGCGAACGCTGCGGAGCGCCTCTCGGCGAAGTCATCAAGACAAAACGGTATTGCGAAGAATGCGCAAATATAGTAAAGCGTAAGCAGATGGCCAAGTGGTGGAAAGAGCATTCGGATTATATCAAGTCTCCCACCCGCAAGGCCAGACCGGAAGGAAACCAGACACAAGAAAAGCCTAAGCCGAAGTACACCATCAAACAGATGAACGATAAAGCAAAAGAGCTTGGAATGAGCTACGGCCATTACAGTACTTTACTTGCGCAAGGAAAGGCAAACCCTCCTGATGAACGGTAAATACTACGGCCAACGGGAAATCCGCTGGCGAAGCCGAGAGAAAGAGCAGCTGGAACACATCCAACGCAAGCGGAGGATGGCAAACGATGAAGAAAGCAATAAACAGCTTCAACAAAAGCAGTCCGTGGCAGAAGCGCTGGCAAAAGCGTGAATCTTTAAGACTGGAACATATCGAGAAAGAAAGAGTGAACAAAAATGAAAAAAATCAAAGTCAGAATCACATTCACCGAAGCGGTTCTCGGCACATGGCCTAGCAACCAGAATATCGCACGAGAGTTCATCGCCAGCAAGTCACCTGATGCAAACACCATCGAGGACGAAGTTGCTGCTCTGGGTGCTGATGCTGTGGCAGATAAGGGCATGACCGTGTTTCCCCGCAACGAGAACGGCGAGCCCATCCTGTATGACTACCAGATTAAGGGCTTCTTCAAGGATTCTTGCGGTATGCTTTCCCGCATTGGCGGCAAGACCGAAACCGGAAAAAAGAAAGCCGTGAATGAATCTGGCAGGCTGACGGCTTACAAGAAGGTCATTGATGGTCTGATTTTCATTCAGCCCCGCATGATTCCCATTCATGTGAACGGTGAGATTACCGAGTGCCAGCGCCCACTCCGTGCCCAGACTGCACAGGGCGAACGTGTAAGCCTTGCCAACAGCGAGCAGATTCCCGCTGGTTCGACCTGCGAGTTTGAGGTTATGCTACTGGACGATTCTCATGAGAAGGTCGTGCTCGAGTGGCTGGACTACGGCGCTCTGCGTGGCATCGGCCAGTGGCGCAACAGTTCTAAAGGGCGATTTGCTTACGAAATCCTCAATTAACCGCTATGGCAGGGTAACGCCGCGATGGGATTGGCAAGGGCGATGCGGTGATTTGACTAGATCTGCAAAGGCATGGCGGAGCAAGGCTCAGACGAGCAATGAAATGGCAAGGAAAAGCTGGGAAGAGCAAAGGCTATGAGATGCAAGGCGTAGCTTTGATAAGCAAAGGCAAAGCATAGCATAGGAACGAAAAGCAACAGCAAAGAATAGAAACGATAGGCTAAGGCATCGAGTAGCTAGGAGCAGAACAGCAAAGGCAAGGCGATTCACCGAAAAGCAACGGCAAAGCATGGCATAGTCGTGATTTGCAATAGCGAAAAACGAAAGGAGACAAGATGAAAGCGTTTATTGAAGTTGCCCTGATGTGGGGCATAGCACTGGCAGTGGTTTTGGCGGTATTTCTGCTGAACTTCTGGATGGTGCATCACATCGGAATTCTGGTAGGCGCATCAACTGCCCGTGGAATCATCACGGTATCTGTGGCAATGGCTACGGCATGGATACTGAGTTTTGGAGGTAATAAGAGTGAAAAGCCTAAAAGCTAATGTCCTTTGCACGCTTGGAATCGCGTTAGCAATCTTTTCGGTAGGATGCGGCGATGCAATCCAGAAAAGTCAGAGCACAGTAGCGATGTTTGGATACGTTTTCCTTTCGTGTAGCTTCCTCGCCGCAGCACTCGTCTTGTGTGCCATTGGGGTCAGCTCTGAAAATGAAGGTATCGAACAGGAAAATCGCAAAGTAAAACGCATTCCTCACCACACGAACGGGTGGAGGGATGCACGATGAAATGCCCGATGTGCGGTAGCGACAACATTACAACGGTTGACAGCCGGTCAGACTATGACAGCATCGCTCGACGCAAGAAGTGCCTTGTATGTAACTACCGGTGGTCTACCATCGAAATTGACAAAGATCAGTGGCACAGCGCGTTGCAAATCAAAGAGGAACGTAAGAGAGGTAGGCCAAAAGATGATTAACCTTGACAGATTTGGCGGAATAAACGAGCCAGATGACGGCGGG